CGCCTGTCGCTCTGTTGGTCGCTGTCGCCTGTCGCTCTGTTGGTCGCTGTCGCCTGTCGCTCTGTTGGTCGCTGTCGCCTGTCGCTCTGTTGGTCGCTGTCGCCTGTCGCTCTGTTGGTCGCTGTCGCCTGTCGCTCTGTTGGTCGCTGTCGTGGCCGATATTTTTGGTTGGCATGTTTCCTGCTATTGGCAAATCCCGTTCCAACTCAATTTGGTTACATTTATAATTCTGACTATATTTCGGATTCTGATAACATTAATCATTCTGACAATATTTTGCTTTCTGATAAATTTATTCCAAAACTTACATTCTAAGCGTTTTCAAACTGCCATAACCCATATGGGTTTTTTGTTTAAAAACTTTCACAAGTTCAGTGGAAAATTAGAAACCAAAACGGCTTTTTGAAATGACTAAAACCCCTAACGGATTTTTAATTCCGAAAGGGGTCGTAGATTTTTAGATTTTAAACTTGATCGTAGCCTTTGCCAAATCCAAGATAGAAATGCCAGAATGCCAGATTGATATGCACACTCAATGCATGTTCACCCTTAGGTACAACCTGCAAACCTAATGCAAAGAAGCTATAGTCGCTGTAGTAACGAAATTTAGAACCTGAACCCATATTATCTCCTCCCTTTTTCTGTCCAATGTTTGCTACATATTAAGCAACGCATATTGCTATAGAATTCTGGTGATGCACCATAATCATCGACACGTTTATGTTCTATGTTTACGTGCCTATGCTCACATCGCTCTTGTGCATTGTACTTCGTCTGCTGTAATTCTTCGATTTGAGCGTTAGCGTTACTAATAAGGTAACGAGTAATCAACTCTTCATCTGTATACTGTACCAGATTCTCCCTCATGATTTACTACTTTCCTTTGGTTGCCACAACCCACATAGATTTTTGAGAACTCCAATAGGTGTAGGCTTACCCCAATTCTTACTGCACTCTTGCCACATCCACTTAGTACCGTTGGCAGTTACTGCACCGATACCTTGTGAATGAAACTTACAGTTTTGACAGTTCTTTTCCATTATACAAGCACAGCCATAGCAAAGGCTGCAAAGTTGAATACTAAAGATAAAGCATTCAACCAGAATAATGCGCGAATATCTTTAAATTCTGCCATGAAATACACAGCTAAGAAACAGAAAAACAAATTAATCAAATACATAATATTCCCTTAGTTATTCACTTCGAATGGTTTGTCCCATGCACCAATATTGATATGCATGTAGTAAGCACAGTTAAAGTAATCAGATTGAATATCTGACTTATCCCAATGGTCTACTGACATGATAGCCTTAACCTTCTCAAGATACTCTAAAGCTAAACCATTGTAATGTGAATCTAACCAATAATGATTAACTTGCACATAACGATTACGTTGCATGTACTTAACAACTTCTTCGTAATCACGCATAACGTTAGCAGCATTTACTGTATCGATATAGTTCTGAATCAAATCAATCTTACCTGAAATGATACGAACATTGAGCGAAGAGCTATTCGTACCAGATACGCTAGTCTTCATGCCGTACTCTTTATTCAAGAGCTTTAAACCATTGCGAACCTTCGTAACTGTATCTTTGTGAACCCAAGCCATTTAGAACTCCTTTTGTTGATGCTGCAAGTATAGCACAGATTTTTGATTATGATTGAACTGTCTCTACTTCAATGTCAAATTCTGGTCGGTCATAGATAGACTTGTACTCAGCTTGTCGCTCTGCAATATAAGCCTTAGCTGCTTCCATTGTAGAGAATGTACAGCAAATGTCCCACTGAGTATGACTACTATAAATTGATTCAATCGTTACGATAAAAACTTGCATTTAGACTCCTTGTTAAGTTGACGCAAGTATAGCACGGATTTTTAGTCCTTATCTTTACCTGAGTAAATCTTACGGTTATTAAAGTAGTCAACCATTCCACCAACCATTAGCATTAAACCAAAGAATGCCCATCCAGCTGCAGCGCCAACTACACTACCATAAGCAAACGAAAAGATAATAACACCTGTCCAAAATGTATCGTTCATATTAGTCCTTTGAAAGAGGTAATGCTACCAGTACACAATATTCCTTGCGTGGAATGTTTTGCTCACACTCTACCTTAGCTTTACGTGCATTATCAATCCAATTAGGTTCTAACCAAGATTGAATAATAAGTGCAAATACGGCAGACACTAAGCATAGAATAAAAATAAGACTGTCATTTTTCATTTAAAATCCTTCCAAAAATCTTCAGCTGTTTGAGAATCGGGTGATTTAAGTAGTTTATTGTACAACTCTTTTAATTCATAAATTGAATCTTGTAGCATATCTAGTTGAGCTACTGGATGCATTTCTTTAAATGTATCTGTGATTTTCATAGTCGTTTCACCCATTACAGGCTTCCATGTAAATTTAATCATTTAACTCTCCTTTTTGAGCACAACTAACATCTTGTTCTTTAACTAAGAAGATTGTACCACTATTACGTAGCTCTTCTCCAATAAAAGTAGGTGAATCGGAAAATACTGTGTGCTGCACTGAACCGCCTAGTTTGACTCTACTTTCTGTTACTACACCAGTAACCCAAGCTTCATCTAAGTACTTAGCAACTACCCACTGGTTGACTCGATCAAAATTCGAACCTGCATTAAATTTACACTTAGCTTCAACGATCATAGGTGCCTTTCAGTTGTTTATAGAGAGTATATCACAGTTAACTATGACCCTATCAGTCTCTGTAATTCTTTTCTTTCAGTTTGGCTTCGATGGCTCTAGTGATGCTTTCTCCAGTTCTTTTTTGATCAGACCAAATATCGTTCATTTCCTCATCCGTCAGCCCAACCCATGTGCGTTGTTGTTGCAGTTGAATCGCCAAAGTTTTGTAATCGGGCTCACCCTGCTCTTGCTTGGCTAGTGCTTCTTTGATGGTGGTGACGGTTTCTCTTGAGGTGGTAATTGCCATACCCCGCCACAACGAATTTTTTTCTGGAAACGGTCCATAAGACCCGTGCCAGTCTGCTATTTTTTCCAACGCATCAAGCGCCAGCTTCAATACTTCTTTCATGGCTGTCCTCCGTTATCTGCCTTGACTGCAAGGTTGTACAAGTCTTCGTCTGAATTATCTTTTCCAAGATAACTTTGGATAATTTGCTGTGACGCTTCAAACGCTTCTTCTGCACGTCGAATACGGTCTTGTCGGTCACAGTACGCTTCAAGCGCTCTTGTGTACGCTACTTGGCTTATGTAGTCTGATTCGATTGGTCGTTTCATTTGCGAGCCTCTTGCTCGGATTGCTCTAATGCAGTCGTTAGGGTCAGGGTAATTAACATCCTCATCGCTTTCGCAAACCCATTTGGTGTAAACCTCATGGCACACCTTTGCACAGGCTTCACGTTCGGCTGCTGCTACCAGTTTGGCAAAAACTTTAAGCTCAAACTCGCATGACGTTGGCGCATAGATTGCATTGGTCACAGAACCAATTTCAAAACCAGCCTGTCTAGCCATCTCAATGATTTCATCTTGTGTCATGCTTCACCTCGGTTTCTGATTGCTTTGGCGCATTGTTCTGCTTCGTCACAACTGTCGTCATCAAGGTCAAAAAGCCCTTCACACACCTTTGCACACGCCTCACGCTCTAGCTTCACAGCCTGCGTAAAACCAGCCACACCCTTTTCATAGCCAGCTTGGAACGCTTCAGCTGCTCCAAGCTCGTAAGCGTTCTCCATCGCTGTGATCGTGTTCTCGTTGACTCCTACGCTGCGTAAGAGGGTTGTCATCTCTTGTTTAGTCATGTGTTCTTCTCCTTGAGTTTGGCTTCAGTGGCTCTGGAAAATTGCTGTATTGGCCCGCCATTTCTTAGGTGTGTGGTGTACATCGCGCCATATTCCTCATCCGTCAGCCCAACCCATGTGCGTTGTTGTTGTGTGATGTAGAGCTTTTTGTTTTCCAAAAGTTGGGCCATTTGCAATTGCTCTGTGCTTCCGTTCCATAAGCAATTCATCGTGTCGGCAACTTCTTGGTAAGTGACGCTTGCAGGCTCACCCTGCTCTTGCTGTTCCAAGGTTTCTTTGATAGCGGTGATGGCTTTTCTTGCCTCATCAAACTCAGGCTTTCCATTGTCCCAATACATCAGGTCATCCAACGCCTCCAGCGCCAGCTTCAATGCTTCTTTAGTCATACGAACACCTTTCAATTAGTTGCATTCCGTAGTTGTTGATTGTATCAGCAATCTCTAGACCATTGCGCTTAATTAGAAGATTATTTTTAAAGGGTCTATAGTCCACAGAATGATGCCAACGGTTAAACTTCCACACTAGCTTAGTTACATCAGGGTGCAAATCTACAAGCATTTGTGATTTGTTTTTAGTACCTTCATGGCGGTAGAATTCTTCGGTGTTGCCACCCTTCATACGCTGTGTAGTTACCTTACCCTGCAAGAATGCATTGAACTGAATTGTACACCAACCATCCTTCAACATACGTAAGGATAAGTCAGTATCTTCATTGTATCTACCACGCCACTGATACTGTGCATTATTGTCGATAAGCAAACAAGAATAGATTCGTGTGTTTGTAATAAAAGGTGCTACTCTATCTGTTGCCTTTGCAAACGAATAATAATTAAAACCAGCTAACGGTACATTGGTATAGCGGTCAACAAAATCCTCGGCTGCGGCGAAGCAAGCACCAGTTTCTACTACTACTTTCATGTTATGGTTTAGGCGATGGAATGCGTCTAGGTTATCGTCCATTACCCAATGCCGTTTGAAACCTCGGTGTTTTGCATGCCACCAGCAGAAGTTCCGCGCTGCACCGGGTCCCTTACTCAGCGTATTGCCTAAGCTATCACACGTATCATACTCGTCCAGCCAACTCTGAGGTAATACGAGGATTTTTGAAGGGTCAATCACCTTGGAGTACTCTAGGTATTCCTGCTCTTCAATAACGATGCTGTAGGGCACTCTCATGCGTTCTAGAGCCTTGCTAGTCAGTCGAGTATGTGCCCTACCCTTAGATACAATATAAATAGGATATTTAGGATTCACTTACGTGTCCCTCCGTGTCATCTACATACCTCTTATTTGCGTTGATACCTCGCTCTAAGAACGGATGCCAGATACTCTTAGTCTTAGCTGTAAGCTTTTGATTCACTAGGTTAGCAAACTCATCTAGGTCTTCTTGGTTACGAAAGCGAATGATAATCTTAGCATAGGGTTCTTGCTTGTCTTGTACAAACTCAGGCATGCCTTTCCATTCGGTTTCTGCTAGTTCATGACTCATATACAGCTCCTTGTTCTTCAGCCATTAAAGCCGCCCATTTTAACCAAAAATAACGATCTTGTTGAGACTGAATATTAATATAGTCGCCCTTAATCTTAGACGATGGGAATAAGTTTGTAGAACCTACATCACAACCCATTGCCTCTAAGCCTTCGTTAATAAATCCAAGAGACTCTTCATAAACAAACCAAGATTCTTCTACATCGATTAATTCTTCTAGTGCATTACTAATAGCACAGCAAGAATACTTTTCACCATTATATCCAAAATTATTGAACCAGTAATGAATATCATCAACAGCTAGGCATTTATCAGCTGCAAGATGCAATACTTCAGCAATATTAATTTTCATATTACATTCCTTTGTAGTTACGGACTTGAGAGGGAAAGCGTTGATAGCTTCGAATAGGGCTAACATCACCAACGTTATTATAAACATAATCTGGCTTTTTACCATACTTTGCTTCGTAAGCTTTTGAGAATAAGTACATGTCGTAATCCTCTTCAAGATACGTAGTTTGACCCTTAACGTAGCTATACAAGGTGATATCGTTGTAGATATCAAGATCGTACAATTCTGCAGTCTTAACTGCCAGCCAACCGTGACCAGCATCTGCGTAGAACTTGTAAGTTTTGTTTTGCATGTTTGAAATCCTTTGAGTAGTTAATGTCTGGAGTGAAGTATACAGCAAATTTTGGACAAAAAAATACCCTAGGAAAACCTAGGGATATTCTTAAATCAGTTTGTTGGACTTACTTATGTTTTCTTTTGCTGTAAGTATCTGAAGATTCCAAGGCACATGTAATCCGCATACTTTGTCACTCTGCAGAGGAGAGATGTGGTCTACTTGATACTCTTGCCCAGTATATAGCTTAAAAGCTGCTGCGATTATATAAAAGTCTTCTATTTCTTGTAGCTGCTCTTTAGTTAACCATTTAGGTGTCGCATTTAACTTAGCTGCTCTGCGTTTAGAGGAAATAGCACAAATTTTAGCTTTATTCCTTTGCTGATAGTCTTTTTGATAGATAGCTAATCGGGATTTATTCTTTTTATTATAGTCTCTGCATCTAGCGTTTTCTTTTTCTTTATTAGTTTCTCTGTATATTTTACTTTTAACTACTAACTTTTCTTTATTTTGAATCCTATACAAGTTTTTACAATTTTTACACTGACTTACATAACCAGAAGGTCTGTTTATTCTTTTAGTAAAGCATATAAAATCTTTTTCTTGTTTACACTTAGTACATATTTTCATAACTTTTCCGTTAACCCGTATAATTAAACGTAGAAGGCTCACACGGAAAATGAGCTTTTTCGAATAAGGTAATTATGCTTACTCTATCTACAATTTAATTATACTATTAGGTTAACGGTAAGTCAATACCTATAATAGTCAGTTTACCTTACTATCAAGGTTCCATTGGTTCCTTCTTTACGCGAGTACCACAATCGTCACAATACGACCACAACCAGTGCGGTTGCGTGTATAGAGGACCACCGCAAGAATTGCAAGTCCAATCTTCGTCTTCATCTATCTCTGGTTTACAAATGATAGCTTCTAGATTCTTTGTGTAATTATCCTGAGAAATACTAAATGGGCGTGGTTTACCACCCTTACCTGCATCATGTGCCATTACATACCTTTCGATTTAAAATGCAAGATCATATCATCTAGCCAAAGCTGTCGAGTTAATTGTAACTTAATCCAAGTTTGATTGTAGTCTTTTTGGAGTTCTTCATATGAAACTTTACCTTCTGCAACCAACCAACTTTTTAGACAAAATTTACCATCTAAAAGGGTATTGATGTGACTTGAAATAGTATTTTTTGTTTCATCGTTAATCTCTCCTTGCTGCCACAAGTCCTTGATATTATCACAGATATATGGGGAGTTACCAGATGCATCTGTTTTATAATTATCAGGTAGGCGTTTTTTAACACGTTTCAAAGCTTGACTTGGTTTAAGACTTGGTTTAGCTTTCATTTTATTCTCCAAAGTTAATACGTTTATAGACAGCAACAACACGCTTACGAGCATTGTTATTGAAAGTATCGATAACCTTACCGTTAACGACTGCAACAGCATGACCTGTTACGTTGACAATATATTCGCCACAAGAAGGTAGTTGTTCTAACAATCGACCAAATGTAATGCCTTCAGCCCAAGGTGTATCATCTACTGTGCGAATAGCAAACCTTGCGCGTTTACCATCGCCGCATACTTTAGTCAAACGGAAACCACACTCTTCATACGCTGCATGCAAAGTTTTGAATGTAGCCCCACGACGGTCTTTACGACCATGCTTTTTCAGTACACGGTGAGCTGTATCATATGCAATATCAGCTGCATTGGCTAAAGCACGTACTGTGCAGTCGTTAGTTTCAGCAGAGGATGTAACGCCACGGTCAACGGAAAGAACTGTCTTCATATCAACTCCTTGTTAAGATGCGAGAAGTATAGCATAGATTTTGACCTATGCTAATACCCCTACAGCTTAGTAGGAGTTATCTGAACTTTATTAGCAGCACATACGATTCTTGAATTATGCATGATTAGTTTCTAGGACTTTTTGGTGAAGAGCTGCTTTAGCTTTGTGAAAAGCTTCGATACTCTCAACAAAACTATTGAACTTGTCCTTTACTTTTTGAATGAAAGACTTCTGTTCAATTTCATTGATTTGTATGTCTTCAGCGTAATCATCTAAGGTACTGAAAAGATAGTCGGATAACAACAAGCACATGAATGCTCGTGGTTCCCACTCTTCGTAGCTATTGAAAGAAGTTAGCTCTGGCCCTTCGAAATATTTATCATCGTAAGTATAACCAATCTCTATCATTAGGCGAGTCATTTTACTATATGCACTACGAACATTAGCAAAATTAGCCAGTTGAAAGCAAATACCTGCACGAATATTAATACCATTGCCGTCATAGTACATACGTGCAATGTCAACTAAAGCGGGAATTAACTCTAGGCGTTGATCATAATCTAATGGTGTGTATAAATAGTCTTTCACTATGTTCTCCTTAAATAAACTCTGAATGAATATCTGTATCTTCAATACGAACAAGAGCCGTATTGGAGTAATCGTGTTTTTCACCTAACTTTGGTACGTTAAAAGTATTAAGAACACGACCAAAACCTTCAATAAAAGAATCTTCACCGAAACGAGCCATCTGTTCTGCAGCATATAGGATAATGTCATCTATTGAATCAACTTTGTGAAAAGCTTCACTGAATTCTTTAACTTCATTAGCTACAAACTCTGGATTATCATATTCTCTGTGCATGATAATCTCAATATCTTTTTCAATTGTTACTCGAACTTTACGTCTAATCATTAAATTTTCCCTTCTTTATCTGCATAAAAACGATGCTTGCCAATCTCAGCAACTATTCGCTTTTTCTTTGTCCACTTGTTGCTGACCTTCTTGGTAGTATACCACATTACTGAAGGGGCTAAGGTAGGCTTAAAACTCTCTTTAACCATACTATTAGCTAAGATAGATATCTCAGTATAGATTTTACGTTCAGCGGCTGGAAGGACGTTTTTAATGTCTTGACCGAACGGTTTATTCTCTAAAGTATAACTGAATTGTTTATACTGATTAGTTATACCACAGAAACTGTCCGGAAAGTAAGGGTGATTCTTACGATTGTATATCACAGAAGCTACGGCATGAAGTCCTTTTGTACCTTCACTACGGGCCTCATGATATAAAGCAGTAACTAAGCAGTCTTCCTCTGCTTTCTGGTACTCTTCTATGACTTCTGCTTGGCGTAACTGTTCATTATGGATTGAAAGTACTTGAACCAGAAGCAGTGAAATTAAGGCACCTAAAATGCACAGAGAAGAGAATAAAAGCTTATCCTTAAATCGCATTATTTTCTCCACGCTTAGTTTGACGTTGCTGAGAGAAGTCTTTCTTTTTGCGCTTTTTGTTGCGGTTTTGATAGTCTTCATACTCAGTATGATCGTACTGTTTTTTCTTGCCTTTGTTGGTTTGAAGGTAAGAGCTTTGCATTTTAGGTTCCTTGGTTAGTTAAGCAGCTTGTAGTGTATCACACAAATCAAGAATTTTCTGCGCTTCTTCGAAATCTACAGCTTTTGCCATAAAATCTACGGTTTCTGATTCGTAATCAACACAAACTACATCATACAATGATTTAACTTCTGGATTACGGACGATGACGAATTCTTTTTCCATATGATACTCCTTGATTTACTTACCGTTTAAACGAGCTACGTTAGCTTCTGCTTCGGTCTTTAGGCGATGTAATGCTACATCCGTAAATTGAACCGTGTCAAAAGCTTTCCAGTAACCGTTGTTCCACTTGACAGTATAACGCATTATTTGAACCTTTCTTTATAAGCTTGTTCGATTGATAATCTTAGCAATGTTTCCAGAATCAATGACTGACCATGCACTGCACGATACAAGTCATCGATTGGAATTTCTGCAGCATTAGCTTCATGAATCAGTTGTTGCAACCGATACTCAAAGTTAGCTGCATTCATTAATCAGCCTTTGGAGCTTCGTCTGATGGAACTAGTGCTAATTTAGCCTTAGCTTCATCGTTAGCAGCTTGTTGTGCTTCTAATTGACGTGCAGCCTCTTGTGCAATAGCTTGCTGTTGACGCATGCGTTCTAAGTACTGCACTACATTGGTATCGTACACCACTTCAACAAACTGTTTGCTAACAGTAAGTTGACCATATACAACCGCAACATCTAAAGAGTTTAGACCTACTGTTACCAATTGGTCTAAAGCCTGCTTAAATTCTTGCTCAGTGATTTTGCTCATAATATTCCCTTTCTTGGTTAAAAAATTCTTTCTCCTGAGAGTATCGCATAGCTGCAATAACTTCTCGTTCATCTCGTTCAGTTACAAACTCTAAGTTACTCTCAGAAAACCGTGAGTATACATCAATTTCCTGAGTCTGTCTAGCCTTTTTAGCTTTATTTTTCAACTTCTTCAAACCTCCATACTTTAAACTCTAAGTCTTCAATGATACCTTGCTTTTCATGCAACTCTTGAGATAAGTCTGAAATTTCATCAAACAGTCCGTTTCTCTCTTCTTCAAGTTGGTCTACACGTTTTTCTAGAAGTTTGATCTCAATCTCACTTTCTTCTAGTAAGACCTCAAATTGAGCCATAATGTCTGTAGTTGTAACAGCACCAGCCAAATAAGCCTGCACTTCAAGTTCCTTTAGGTTTGTCATTCTTACCTTTCTTAAGTACTCTAGCAATAGGTTTAAAACTCTCTAGTACTGAGTAGTTTTCCCTGAACACTTGAACTTCACCACGCCTGTACATATTCTCCACGGAAATAAGCAGGAACAATGCTTGCATAGATTCGTGAAGAAAGTCAGGACTTAGCTCAACAACACCTTCACCTAGCGCCAGCACAAAGCATAGTAATGACAAGTGATAGAGATTCTTTCCAGCTTCATCGTTATCAACAATATACTGCTTAAAATCATCTGTACGAATTGTACTCATAAGTACACCTAAGTGCAATACTTCTACATCGTCTAACTTTTCAAAGAATTCACCAGCAGTTAGATAACTACTTTCTCGCAACTCCTTACCTGCCCGTACAATGTACTCAGGTAAATCTGTCGCGTTAATAATTTTATCTAACTGAAGATAATAACCTTGAGGTTTTACATCAGTGAATTCAAAAGACATTACATCGTTGCCTCTGGTACGTCAGATAAGTCATCCTTAGTTTTAGTATGACGTTTCTGGTCTAGTAAAGCTTGACTCTGAGGTGTGCGTACACCGTTATCAGTCGGAAAGGGCCAAACCTTGCGATTGTCGTTGTTCTCTGAGGTTTTCTTCATTTGATTCCTTTAGTGTTCTACGAAATGACTCATCTACTCTTAGCGATAGACCAGCCATATTATATACCATAACTGGTTCTCGTCCCTTGATTTCAACAATTCTTGGCTTATATTTTTTCGTGCTGATAGTACCTAAACCATTTAACTTAATTTCATCACCGTCTACCAAGATAAGTTGAATATTTGCAATTAGGTGCTCGAAGATATCCTCAACTTCGTATACCTTATAGCCGCTAGTTTTAGCTACTTTTTTAAGTAGAGTCTTTGTGTTTATTTTAGCCATTTGACAATCTCCATGAATGAAGGTAATACATAATTCTTCACATCTTGCAAATCATCGTGAATAGTTTGCACAACAGAGTCACCAAAACAATTCTTAGAGATAAATCTAAACTTTGTTGGTGAGCTGGCAAATGTAAACACATCGTAGGTATTTAATTCACCTACAGGTTGTGTAAAATCCTCTGGTTTCCAGTCTTGTAAATCAATATCTGAAAGCATATTAACCTTCCTTTACGTTGTTAGGGATTAGTTGACGAAATTGAATCCAACCGCGTAGGTTACCGCTGTACGGGACACCTTTTGTATCGACATGTGTTATACCTTTAATATTTAGATAAGTTGGAATATCCTCAGGGAATATCAGCGTAGCGATATGCTCAACTGGTGATGCATGTACTGGCACTGAGTTAATCAATCGATCAAACACCATAGAAGCCTTCTCTAAGCTGCCATCGTTTTTACGATAACTGACTTGAGCGCAACAGCTGGCACTAATCATACGAGCCTCTTCCATAGTGATGTACTTGTCATGTTCATCCAAATAGAAGCGTTCATTAGTATGTGCATCACGATATGTTTTTACATAAGGTACGTGCCATTCACCAACAGATAAACTCTCTGGAATATTTGCAGTATATTCAATGCACATCACAGCTGCAAGTTCTGCAATTTCTGGTTGTGCATCTTCATGGTCACGTAACCAGAACCAGTTATTGTAGTCTGTAGCAGTTACGATTGTCTTCATTAGTTGATATGGCTCAAGTATGCGGTTTACAATTTGTTTATGTAATCCTACATCCTTCATAGCCTTAGCATACTTTACTGCGCTATCACGAGAAGCTAACCATAATGTCTTTGCGCGTTCAATTTCAGATACTTCAGTCTTAGCTTGCATACCTGCTTGGTTAGCACCCCAATGCACAGGCATAGCTGGCGTAGTCTCAACCAGTTCAATAACCTTGTCAATTGGAATAGCCCGAGAACTAGCAGCATTACGACTAAACATGCGATGCGTCATCAGCTCACCATGAATAAAACGTGGATAGACTAATTCAAACGTAGTGAGACGCGAATTGAGAAATGGGTTATAACTGTCTGCAATAATTTTAGCTGTAATCAAGCTGGTTCCTTTCGTAAAATTTTATTTGTTGGGAATGCTACTAATGTAACTGACCCACCCTTAGCTTTAACAGCATCTGCAAAGCCCTGTAGCATGCCTAGAATTCGCTCTCTATTACCGCCAGCTAGTCCCATACCAATATACGGAAAACCGAAGTCACGGTGACCATGTTCTTTAACCAAACGGTCTAGGATTTTCTGGAAAGCTTCGTACTCAAAGTAATCACCCTTGCTGTCATAACCCTTAGCAAAATCATATTGAGTATAGGCGTTGATAACGGTAATAGGTCCATACATGATACTGTAAGTCCCAAGTTTACTACGTTCTCCATAATAAGTCAAGCAATCTGCTGCATAAGCTGCAGGAAACTCTGCCTTAATCTGTTTAGCAATGCCCTTGCCCATAGTACAAAAGCAATTACAGCCATGCACAATATAGTTGAAATGCCCTTGACGAGCTAATTCAATCAAATCACCTTCTAAGTGTTTCATTTATTTCCCTTCTATCTCTTCTAAAACTGCTCTGCGCTCTTGGTCATTGAAGCTTAACCAATCGTCTTTGGTAACTGCCCTCCATATTTCAAGTGGAAAGTTATACCAACCTCTCGGCAAAATTTTTGCAATATCGGTTGGATTGTTAAACATTATTTCAATATTCTTCGCTGACATACGCATAAGCTTTTTCTTACCTACATAATATGGTGTCTTAAGTTTGCATGCTGCAGTCTTCTCTGCACAATCTACACGGTAAATCATAAAACCTTCACCACGGTCTGTTTCAGCTAAGGCAATAGCTTCTGCAAGTGTCATAACACCGATCAGGTTGTGTGGTGAAAATGTGCCGCTTGCCTTGTCACGAAACCCTAACAGATGTAAACCCATACTTTCGGCAACAATGTGTGGATCTTGTGGTACTACGACCTCAAACAATGTAGTGGATTCCTTCTCAATATTTGGTGCATGTTTCCACCATTCATTAAGAATTAATTCCTTGGCCCACTGAGCATATTCAGAAGTTGTTGAGCCAGTAGTTGACACTACCAATTCATTATTATGCAAAGTAGCACAAGCCATGTAACCGTTAATTTTTTTATACACTTCAACTGGTGTATCTAAGTCTGTAGCAGCCCACCAGAGGTCATTCTCTTTGTAATTGAAGGACTTGCGTGGTGCAGCTTGTACTAGTTCTTTGGTTACTGAGTCGTAAACATGTCCCCTGCATTCGTGGAGGTCATACTCATTAAACCAGAGGTATTCGTACATAGCTCGGCGGTGGTACTTAAACGTAGTATATTTACCATCATTCTTCATGATAGCTAGACCACGGTTAACTAAGTTCATTTGTTCGTCAAAGTTTAACACTGAAACGCTCCTTCATTTGTCTGATTTTATCTTCTGGTACGTTGTGGATGTTAACACCATTATGACGATTTTCAACGATGATACTAACAAAATTTGCACCGCATTCGTCAGCAATTGCTTTGTATACTTCGACTTCACGTTCAGTAGTACTTGTATTCGATACAGCTACAGACTTACCCTTCTCAAGTACATACTTAGTGTTTAACTGACAGTATCGATGTGCCTCTGATAATCTGGCAGGATTGAACCGATAGAGACCATCGTGATAAAAGAAGTCATCAGCTTCAAAAATCCGTTCAACAATACCTGCCGACCATAATTGCATGGCAAAAGTAGACTTACCTGCGCCAGATACTCCACGGACTAGGTATAAGGTTGGTTTCATTTCTTTCCTTTCAGTTTTAAATACTGTTCATCATCCAAATCACGAGCGCCAGCACAAGGCTTATTGATAGCTTTCTCCGTTGCTCGGTTACCTAAGCGTATTAGACCACACTTTCCGCAGTAAATGAACATACCCTTAGCATTTAATGTACGATTGAAATTATGACCTTGAATCATTGTCTCTCCCGTAATTCCAACCACCCTTATCCCACGTATCAAACGTAGCTTTAGACATGCGGATATTGTGCTTAGGTAGTACTCTAGAAGTGCCAGAGAACCACTCAGATTCAAACGCACAAGACATAGATGCTAACTCATGTTCATGACTTAATTCATAAAGCCACCAAGGTAAGGCATTATTCCAACTCATTTAATACCTACCGCTTGCAAGAACTATACGAGAGATATGCTCAAGTCGTTCAATATGCTCATACGCTCTCCAAGGGCTAGTATCAATGGCGACAACACCGTGACCCTTGATACCTACAATATCATAGTAAATGTTGCCAGAGCGATCTAACCCTAAATTTTCAAAGCATTTATCTGCCAATTCTTGACTAATTGGAGGAACATCCCCTACACTAGGTGCTACCTTAGTATAGCGATTAAGCTCTGGAAATGATTCACTGATAGTACTCAGGTCAATACCAGCATGCATAGCGGCAATACAATAAGTAGGATGAACATGCACAACTACGCGAACATCGCCGCTATGTTGTCCCATATTTTTCTGTAGGCCAAAGTGCAGAGGAATCTCTCCACTTGGTACTAAGTTTTTACTGATATCAGTATAGGGCAAATCTTGCCAAGTGTAGTTAAAAATCGCAGAACCATTTCCACTATTAATCGTTCTATCAATACTGATTTTCTTAAACTGATCTGGTTGAAGCGTCTGCTTACGTGTACCACTAGGTGTGATATAAAAATGATCGCGGTCATGATGACGAATACTTACATTACCATCGCGGCTGGTAATCCAGTTACGCTTATAAGCATCTTGCAATACTTCGCAAATTGTCTCTAACATAATTTCTCCTTAATATTACCAATGTCTAATAACGCCTGCTACAATAAAACAGTTTGTCAATATATATGACAGAACAATCATAGTACGAATAACTGCTATGTAATCAGACTCTCTATCTGTAGCTCCTGATTTTTCACCTAAAGCCTTAGCCCATAGGCGCCAGAATTTTTTCATTTGTTTCCTTTGCATATTGAGCTAAATGTTCTTCACGTTCTGCTTCATGTTTCAAATCAATATAGGCACTATCCATCAGCACTTCATAAGCCAGACGTTCTAGATTATTAGGTCCAGCACCCATAGCAGATCGAATTGGCATACGCTCCAGTTCATCAAGACATTTATCTACAAATTCCTTATTGAACATAGCACAACATTTTAGTCGCAATTGAACTAAAGGGGCGGTTCCTTGTGGTTGTAAATTATTTCGTAATCGTTCGATTAAAGACATATCTTTAACTTGTCTGTTCATTTTATACTCCAATGTACTAGTCCGACCAAGTATATCATAGCAGAAGCCATTTCAACCAAGATTAGGGGTTTATCTTTAGCAATAAAGCCAGCAATGCACCAAAGTGTACCACCGATTGCACTGAAGATTAAGTTTAACGGAAATATGTTAAACGCAGTTAATGCCATACCAATTAAGTAGGTTAAAGTTGCCACCCATTTCAATTTTTCTATGTTTGATATATTTACCATGCATACTCCTTCGGTATGTGATTATGCTTACTTATGTTTTCAAATGCAGTTAATATTTGCAAATTCCAAGGGACATGTAAGCCGCAAACTGTTTCACCTCTGAGAGGTATGATGTGGTCTACATGATGCATTATACCTGTATCCAGAGTCAGTTGTTCGCAACGTTCGTAAATTAATCTAATTTGCTCTAAATGTTCTACAGTCAACCAAGAAGGAGTTGCTTTAAGTTTGGAAGCCCTGTATTTAGCATGATTAGCATTACACCTATCTTTATTTTTCTTTTTCCATGTAGAAGCTTGTTCCTTAACTTTAGTAGGATTATTTTGCCGATATTTTGCCGAACTTTGTTTATAATCTTCTGTAAAAATTGCATACTTAAGTTCATTCAATGCTCTTAGTATTTCTTTATTTTTCTCGTTATACTCATGCCGCGATTTTGCTCTACAAACTTTACAACAACTTCTGTACCCATCCGCACTGACCGATTCTTTAGAAAATTCAAAAATAGGCTTCTCTGTTAAACAATCATTACAAATCTTATATGTCAAAACAGGGTAATTTTTTTGTGATAGTTTTGCAGTAATCTTTGATTGAGATAGTCTACAAGACTTGCAGACATGTCGGTAACCAGTCTTACAGGAAGAACTTTTCGCAAATTGATTCAAAGGTTTTGTAAGATTACATTTTTTACAAATTTGTTCTAACATAGTTGTGTCTCACTGTACTGTTGAATTCTTACACCAGAACCTTCTAGCAAATCTAAGCCAGATGCATCACGGTAAGGTGTCTTGTAGACTATGCGTTTAACGCCAGCTTGAACCATCATAGCGCTGCATTGTACGCAAGGTGCAAGTGTAACATACACAGTTGAATCAACACAGCTTACACCCTCTCGTGCAGCTTTCAAAATACAGTTCAACTCTGCATGAATTACTTCTGGTTTTGTAACTCGTGTAACAAACCAATCCTTATCGATAAGTTCTTCTTCACAGCAGTTATCACGCCCTTTAGCAGTGCCATTATAGCCAGTGAGGGTTACCCCGTGACTAGTGACTAAAACAGCTCCTACCTGCGCTCTAACAGCCTTTGAGAGCATTGCATGAGTTAGTGCTGTCTGCATGTAGACGCTATCAAGTTCTTTTTGACTAGCCATGATACACCTTTACAATCGTTTTAGGTGTTAATTTATCTGGAGGTTGTTTCTCCATAACTTCAACAGCTCTTTCAAAAGTGTTTACCTTAGCATTGTCAATATAAGCGATAGTCCACCACATGATATCTTCAAAGAATCCACCCAACCATGCAGCGCGGTCCTTATATACCCACATTAGACCACACCAGCCACGCTTACGTACAGCAAAATTACCATCGGCAAATTCCACAATATGTGGTTTAAAAATGTTATAGAACTTCATATTCTTTAATTCCTTCTTCAGATGTATAACGAACAAACTTAACACCAAAACCTTTCAGCATTGCTTGACAAGTTGGACAAGGTTTGGCAATAGCCATATCACCATTGTCATGAAAACGCTGCACTAGAATGCTATGGATATCTTTACGTCCAGATTGTAGCACAGCTGATAACTCAGCATGCTGGTAAATCTTTTCATTAGACTCTCCAGCCTTAACTGCAAAGTGCTGCATCAAAGGATGAGACTTATTGTAGTTGTTAGTACCAGTTCCTAGTACCTTTCCTTTGCGATCAAAGCATGTAGCTACAATAGTGTAGCGTTTTCGTACTGACATTAGCAACTGCCCTTAGCTTTCTTGAGTTTGCGTTGAATAGACGAGAGTTTGTTACTTTGAATTTTAAGTTTACGCTTCCAACTCTTGAGTTGATTCAGATACGCAAAATCTTCTAAAGTATTTGGATTATCAGGGTCACACAACAACCAGTGAACTTGGATATCACGGTTGATTAGTTTCTTGACCTCTTCCACCCTAGTTAGTGCAACACGGTTGATGCTGACAAGAAAATCAATGTCTTCGTTAGTAAGGGTTTCGATATTGTGCAAGATGACAGTGTTGCGTACCTCAAAGTTCACTGGTTCACCACCCAACAGTAAAGCCTCTTGCGTAGGTTTGCCTTGTACTGATTTCTCAGCACGTTTCCAGAAGATTTCGGCCAGTGTACGTTCATCTTCACCAAGACCCATACGCTCAACCAAGCTATCGAACTCAGATTTCATTTGCATTGCAGCTCCTTTAAGTTATTGAAGCCTCTACTTTACCACAACTTTTTGCTGTTTGCAACACTTATTTTGAAAATATTTCTAACATTGTGCTTGCCTTCTAACAAGAACTATGCTATAGTGTAGTTTTCAACGTTACAAGGAGAACCCTATGAATGACCCGTATAATCAGTTATCTGTAGCATCAGGTGTTACAGATGGTAGTACTAACAAACCAGAAGTTTACTATGAAGGTGAACCTAGGTTTTGGTTTTGGTACGATACTGTTCAAGAAGTAGCTAGTTTAGAAAGAGTGTGGAACCACCCTGTACTAGGTTTCTGTCGTGATGTACGTACAAGCGCAGTCCTTCGAAAGTTTGATGGTGGTTTTGAGACACGTAACACCATCTACAAAGAACTTACACCACAGATTCGTGCAACTTTTGCACCTAAATTTTTAACAGAGGTAGAATAATGTCACAGATTATTTATAATGCTATTCGTACACCCGATGGTACAGTTCTGCACAGTCGTCATCGTCATGACTACAAAGAACACTTAGATGCTATTACTGGTGAACTGTATATCAATGACGGTGGCAATGATTACCAGCGCCGTAGTGTAAATACAACACCAGCTGAAGAACTTTCTATCACAATGGATGATTCTCATAGTGTCAAACGACAGTTTATTACATGGAAGACTTACGGTAAGGACGGAGAATTTCCAGAAGGTAAGTTGCTCAAATTGTGTGATATGGAGGTTGACCATATTCGTGCTATACTTGATACTCAACACCACATTCATGGTACGTATATTGAACAGTTGTTTGCAGATGAGTTAGAATGGAGAGAGGACAACTCTGTAGGCACTTTAGGTGATTTTTCTGAATGGCTTATGGCGGCTCAATCCGGTACAATCGGACCTTTCGGTAAACCTATGCCATTGATTACAGAAATTCTTTATGGAGTTTGTAAGAACAACGAAGAACAATTTAAGCAAGTTTGTGATATGATGCAGGTTGCTTTCGAAGCAGGTCAAAAATTTAAGGAGTAACTATGTCAGAAACTGAAAAATTTTGGGTTGCAGTTGCAGCTAAGTTTGGTGATAACCGTCAGTGGCATCAATTGCAACCGCAGGAGCAACATCAGGTTATCATGGGTATCAACATGATTTTATCGGTGGTAGCGCGATGAAATTCCAAAAGAAACCAGTAATCATTGATGCATATCAGTGGGATGGTAGTAGAGGCTGTGCTGAGGATATCTCTGCGCTATTTCCAAAGTTAGTTACTAACTCGTTTGAATATTATATGAATCTAGATGACAAACACCCTAACAGTTGGACCATCTATACTCTTGAAGGTTTAATCACAGCAAAGCCAAACGATTGGATTATTAAAGGTGTACAAGGAGAGTTTTATCCTTGTAAGCCAGATATTTTTGAACAAACTTATACCCACTGGATTGAAGTATGACATTTCCTAAGCTAATTTGGATGAGTCCAAAGATTTTTTATTACGCAGGTTTGTATCTTAAACTTGGTAACAAACGTTACCGCATATTGAAAGTAGGTCCACGATGATTCCAGAAGGTTTTAAGCCAAGTCTCGCAATTGAACAAGCTAAGGTTAAGACACAACCAGCACTACGCTATCTCAGTGAAAAGCTTGACGGTATTCGTTGTGTAATCTTTGGTGGTGTTGCGTATAGTCGCAGTCTTAAAAAGATTCCTAACCTATCAATTCAAGCATATGTAGCGCATCACGCTACAGTACTCGAAGGTATGGATTGTGAAATTATTGTTGGTGACAAGAATGCACCAGATGTATTCACACAATCAACTTCTGGCGTTATGCGTATTGAAGGTGAACCTGATTTTACTTTGTGGGTGTTCGACTATTACCATCCAGATAAAGTGTGGTTGGAGCGTTACAATCAGTTGCAAGATATGTATGACCGTGGACGTTTCCCACAACGTGCCCAATTGCTTAAGCATACGTACATGCTTGATGATGAAGATATCGATGCAGCTGAAGCCTATTTCCTAGACTTAGGTGCTGAAGGTGTTATGTTGCGCGATGCACATGCTAAATATAAGTGTGGTCGCTCTGGTACAAAGAATCCAGAACTACAGAAGGTTAAGCGTTTCGTAGACAAGGAATTTGAAATCATTGGTTGGGAGCCAAAGTACCACAATACTAATGAAGCAAAGACCAATGAGTTAGGACGCACAGAACGCTCTACAGCTAAAGATGGTATGGTAGCCCTAGATACTATGGGAACGCTCCTTCTACGTACCTCTGAGGGCTTAGAATTCGGTTGTGGTAGTGGATTCACTGACGCTTTACGTGCAGAGCTGTGGGAGATTCGTGATACACTAGCAGGTCAGCTTGCAAAGGTAAAATATTTCGATGTAGGAACTGGTTATAGCGTACCTCGCTTTCCAGTGTTTCAAGGTATTCGTCATAAAGACGACATGTAAGGAGTAAATATGTCAGAACGTCAATTAGCAACAATCCGTAAAATCGCTGCATTAGAACCTATTGAAGGCGCAGATGCAATCGAAGTAGCCGTAGTCGATGGTTGGAAAGTGGTAGTAAAAAAGGGGGAGTTTGCTGTAAATCAGTTAGCGGTATATTTCGAATTGGATGCGTGGATTCCAACAGAACTAGCGCCGTTCTTATCCAAAGGTAAAGAACCTCGTGCTTTCGAAGGTATCCGTGGTGAACGCCTACGTACAGTTAAACTACGTGGTCAAATCAGCCAAGGCTTGTTACTGCCTTATATTGAAACCTTAACTGTTGAACATGAAGGTAATACAGGCATTGGCGATTGGAAAGAAGGTGATGACGTTACAGAAGCCTTAGGTATTAAAAAGTGGGAGCGTCCTATGAATGCTCAACTTGCAGGTATGGCACGAGGCAATTTCCCTGCATTAGTACCAAAGACTGACCAAGCACGTATTCAAAACCTTACTCGTGATTTTGAGAAGTTGCAGGAAGATACGTGGTCCATTACCGAAAAGCTTGATGGTTCGTCTTGCACTTTCTATTTGGATTCAGAAGGTGAATTTCACGTATGCAGTCGCAATCTAGACTTGAAACCTGACGAGGTAAATACCTTTTGGAAACTTGCCTTGCAATTGGATATCGAAGCTGTTATGCGCCGACATAGCCTATTAGGTATGGCTATTCAAGGTGAAATGATCGGTGAAGGTATTCAAGGTAATCAGTACAAGACAAGGCTTGACTTTTACGTTTACGACATGTACAATACAAGTACTGGCGAGTACATCTTGCCAATTCAGCTTGAAGCTGCATGTAAACGTTTAGGTTTAAAGCACGTACCTATTATTGCATCCAACACCGATATCAAAGAACAGACAATTGAATCTATTTTGCAATTTGCAGAAGGTAAGTCTCAATTGAATGGTAGTGAGAGGGAAGGTTTGGTCTTTAAGAGTAGTACTGTACATTACTTAAGTTTTAAAGCTGTGAGTAATCGTTGGCTCATGAAATATGAATAAGGAGTAGAATGGCATTATTCGTTAAGCATACGAATTGCGAAAAATGTGGAAGTTCTAATGGCAATGCTATCTATAACGATGGCAGTCATTATTGTTGGGTATGTCAAGATAAAACACTAAGCGAAGATTATAAGGCCCAACTTGATTCTAAAAAGCGCAAGGGTAAAGTTAAAAAAGTAAAGGAAGTTGAAGATATGGAAGTTAAACCTAGCACTAAACCTGCTCTGACTAAAGAAGAAAACCAAGAGTTCAAATCAGAAACCTCTGCAACAGGCAAGGGTTTTAGAGGCATTCGTGACGAGTTTAATAAGCAGTTCGGTGTACGCTATTCCTTTTCAGAAGAGACAGGCGAAGTAGTTGAACAAGCTTACCCATGTACTCAAGCTGGTGAATTAGTTGGTTACAAGATTCGTGAAGTGCCAAAGAATTTTTACTCTAAGGCTCGTACTGGTGCTGACTGTGATTTATTCATGCAGTTCAAGTTTAACCGTGGTGGGCGTTATGTTATTATTACTGAAGGTGAAGTAGATGCGTTATCTGCGTATCAAATGCTTTCTGATTATAATAAAGAACGTAAGAGTGAATATGAAATTGCCGTAGTAAGTCCAACGACAGGTGCTAGTTCACACAAGCAAATCGCAGGACAGTATAAGTTCTTTGATACGTTTGAACAGATTGTTGTTTCATACGACAATGACAAAGCTGGTCAAGCTGCTATTGAGAATATCGTCAAGGTTTTACCTAAGGGTAAAGTCAAGATTATGTCTATGCGTTTTAAGGATGCAAACGAGTACTTAGAGAAGGGTGAAGAGAAGGCTTTTATTAGTGACTTCTACAACGCTAAGACCTACGTACCAGTTGGTGTATTACCTTCTAGCGGTTTGTATGATCGTATCTTGAATCAATCTTCAATAGCTAAAATTCCATTCCCACCTTTTATGGGGCAATTGAATGAGCTGTTTATTGGTGGTATGCCATTAGGACATATTATCAACATTGCTGCAGATACTGGCATCGGTAAAACTACTCTGGTAAATGAAATGATTTACTATTGGGTATTTAATTCTCCACACATGATTGGTATTGTTTCTATGGAACTTGATGCTGGTCAATATGGTGAAGCTTTATTATCTCGACATATTGAAAAGAAGTTAGCTCTTATTCCGACACAGGAAGAGAAATTAGCGTTCTTACAATCTGACCGAGTTAGAGCGCAAGCTGACGAATTAATGCTCGATTCCAGTGGTAATTCACGCTTCTATTTGCTAGATAACCGTGATGGTTCAGTGGACGATATTAAAGATACTATCGAAGAGTTAGTTGTAGGTTGTGGTGCTAAGGTTATTGTCTTAGACCCGTTACAAGATATCTTAGATGGTTTAGGTAATGAAGAGCAAGCTGAGTTCATGAAGTGGGCTAAGGGCTTTATGAAAAGCCATAGCGTTACGTTCGTATTCATTAACCACATGCGTAAAACACCTGCTGGTCAAAATGGAGCCGATAGCGAACAAAACATTATGGGTTCAAGTACCATTATCAAATCTGCATCTGCTAACATCTTGTTGAAACGAGACAAAATGGCAGAAGACGAGTTGACACGTAATAGCACAGAAATCAGTGTAACTAAGAACCGTGTATGCGGTTTGACAGGTCCAGCTGGTTCTATCTACTACGACAACAACACGCATACATTGCACAACCTGAAAGATTGGATGCAAGCAAACGTAAGCGATGTCAGGTAACAGTTGACGTAAGCCCTAAGTTGTGATAGACTTGGGGCTTATTGCATTTTGAAAGGAAGTTATGCGTTTTATTATCGACATTGAGAGTACAAATCTTTTACAAAACGGTTTAGATTACTCTGTAATGCCTTATGCACTGAAGCCTGATTACAAGGTATGGTGTGTTGTCATCCGTAACCTAGATACTAAGGCCGTGATTTCATTGGTTAAAGAAGAGATCACTAAGGAACGTATTCAGCATATCCTACGCGACTGCACCGAAATTATCGGTCATAACATTGTGGCCTTCGACTTGCCAGTGCTTAAGCTGTATGGTGTTATGGAGTATCGTGTAGGTTATCCAGATCAACCATCTACAGTGTTCGGCATCCCTTGTAAGATTACCGACACGCTATTATGGTCAAAATTGCTCAGTCCTGATCGTTTTGGTGGACATAGCCTTGATGCATGGGGTAAGCGTTTAGGTAACCACAAAACTCACTTTGAAGAATGGGACCGTTTTTCTCAGGAGATGCTGGATTACTGTATTCAAGATACAAGCGTCAACGAGACTGTGCATTATGAGTTGATTGAAGAGCAAGGCGATCATCCTTGGGACCGCGCATACTCTGTTGAAGTTAAACTCACAGATTTAACACTACGTCAAGAGTTATTCGGCTTTGATTTTAACGTACAACTGGCAGAGCAAAACCTTGCAGAGCTTAACAAGATGATGCAAGATATCGCTGTAAAAGTTGACCCACTGTTGCCAAAGAAGCGCATGTCTAAGGTAGCTGCAAGCTTCTACGAGTTACCTAAGATTAGATTTAAAAAGAACGGTGATGTATCATCTAACTTGCTCAAGTTCTGTGAAAAGACCGGCGCTGTATTATCTGAGAATAAGGAAACGATTGTTCTCGAAGGGAAAACATTTCCGCTGAATACTGACGAACCATTAAAGACACACGTAGATGCTGACATTGAAGATATAGATGTAGTAAAGGGTTACTTGATTTCATTAGGTTGGGAACCAACAGAAGTTAAAGAACGTGACATTGTTAAGAAGACAGATAAATCAATTCGTACCTATGCGGAAATCTTAGTTGCTATTGAACGCTACGTTGCACAAACCGAAACGTCTGTATTCCGTGAGTTGCGCTTAGACTTGATTGGCTGCAGTATGAACAATCTAAAACGTTATTTAGAAGGTAAGATTGATGGTAGCAAGCCAATCTATCTACCCACTACACCGAAGCTGACAGTAGGCGTTGAAAAAGAAATCTGTCCTGCACTAATTCAGTTAGGTGAGAAAGCCGACTTCGTGAAAGATGTTGTGCATTACTACACGTACCGTCACCGCCGCAATTCAATTGCTGGTGGTGTACTGGATGAAGATGGCGACCCTGTAACTGGTTTCTTAAGTAACGTCCGTGAAGATGGTCGTATTCCTACGCCTGCAGATACTTTAGGCGCTAATACTGGTAGGTATCGTCACAAGATTGTATGTAATGTTCCTCGTGTAACTTCGTTATATGGTGAGCAAATGCGTAACTTATTCGGCGCTGGTAAAGGGTTGTGGCAACTAGGCTATGACTTTGCATCACTAGAAGCTCGTGTAATGGGTCACTACGTATTGCCATACACTGATGGGGAAGCATTGGCTATTTCATTGATTGCAGAGAAGCCCAACGATATTCATAGTATCAACGCACGTAAATTAGGTATTGACCGTAACTCAGCGAAGTCATTTAGCTACGCTGCTATTTACGGTGCTCAACCTAAGAAGCTTGCAAAGATGCTAGGTATTTCATTAGACGAAGCTAAGGTACTATTCAACAACTATTGGGATGCTGTACCTGCATTGAAGCAGTTAAAAGAAGACTTAGAGAAAGCATGGGTATCACGCGATAAGAAGCACATTAAAGGGTTGGATGGTCGTCTACTATCAACACGTAGTAAACACAGCCTTATTAACGTTCTATTTCAATCTGGCGGTGCTATTGCTGCTAAGTGGTCTGCTGTTCGTTTAGCTCAAGCTATGGAAGAGCGTGGTATCTTGGGTGACCCGTTTGTTAACGATAAAACCGAAGCTAAGGTGTGGTGGTTGATTCACATGCATGACGAACAACAAATGGCTTGTCACCCTTCATTGATGCAAGTTAAGAGTTTTGCTACCGATGATGAAGCTAAGGCTGCACTATGCGAAGGTTCTAGTGCAATTGGTCACGGTTCTAAGGGGGCATATGTTGGTTTTAAGACACAGCCAGTTGAGTGCATTGATATCGGTATCAAGCAAGCGGTTAAGGAGTTAGGTTTAAGAGTTGAGTTAGGCTTTGAGTGGATACCCGGTATGTCTTGGGGACAATGCCATTGATTGTTGCAAATGCTAATTTGTATGCTATACTGCATGCATCTTGAAAGGATTAGAAATGTTGCGAGGAATATCACTTGACTATGAAACTGCAGACAGAATCACTGTGCTGGTTCTTAAAGAACAACTGAGCTTTATGCAAGAATCATTAAGAGCAAAACTGGAAGATGACAAGTACCTACACCCAACTGACTCAGAACTGTATACAGAAAAGTATATTCCATCAATAAAAATGTTATTAGAATATTTTGGAGAACAGTGAATTCTATGTTATAATGCAATTAAGCGTTTGTAGTACAATGGAAAGTACAACAGGTTTCTACCCTGTGAATGGTGGTTCGATTCCATCCAGACGCACCAGATAAGCCCCGCTATGCTTGTTACTCGTATCCCTAGAGCCAGCAGCACACTTCAGCGCCATATGAGCATAAATCTTGCCGCATATGGGTAAAATACATGTTACAATTGGTCGTGTAACAGTACGGACCTCCAGACCTGCGGATTGTCGTCCAATAGGAAAAGACACTACAACAACTGTTTAGGGACAGAGGTTATAGTTCAGTATATTTCAGGTTGGGTAAGTTAACGTGACTTACTATTTGGATATAATAGGCTAGATAATTACTAGTGCTTATATTAAGATACGGAATATGCTGAACTATAACTAAGGAGGGATATGAAAAATCTTTTGATTGGTTCACGAGCGTTAGCTAATTGGAAACCTGTGCCAATTAAACTAACAACCGATTGGGACATTATTAGTGCTGCTGATATTTCAACAGACAATATTGAGTGGCATGACAGATCATTCTTGAATAACTATGCCTTCGATAGTTTTGCTTCAGATGTAACTGGTGAAATTGATGGTGTAAAATTTCATGTAATGAATCCAGTTGGTTTGACGATTATTAAGCGTAGTCATTTATGGCGTGACTTATCTTTTGGTAAGCATATTACGCACTACCACAAGTATTTAGCCACTTGGCGACAAACTTTTCATGCAAGCACTGAGCATTTATTGCAAGAGCGTACTAAGTTAACTATGGAAGCATACCCACAAGGTAATCCAAACTTAATGCAATCTGTTGAGGGTTTCTTTGATGACGCTGTAACTAAGAAATATAGTCATGATTGGTTGCATGAATTAGTTGCTTATCAATCAAAACCGATGTATACTCGGATGCAGCACAATCCAGATATGGCTTGGTGTGAAAAAGTACTATGGGATAAATTGTCCTACGAAGAACAGTTACAATGCGTAGCTGAAGAAACATATGTAATCGCTATGGAAAGATTTCTTGTACCTAAGCAATGGGATTTCCCATATCGATTAGCTTACACTAAATCTTTGGATAAAGTATGTACAACATTATGCTCAGGTTGGTTTAGAGATTTTGCTATCGATAATTACCCTAGTATTCTCGGTCTGTTTAATGCAGACAAAATTAACGCTGTAAAAGCAATCATTGAAAAGGAGTGAGTTATGAGTTTACAAGATACAATCAAAGCTTTGTTTGATGAAACAAGCGATAGAATTTTAGAGGAAGGTTTTTTCCACGAGGAAATTAGTCCTGATTATGAAGGCTATGAAGAAGACGAAGATTCTGTAGACGGTTTATCAAAAGCATTAACTATTGCTCAGGTATCCTTTGAATGCGTAGAACAACACGGTGGCGAAGGTGAAGGTGAAGACTTTTATACTGTCTACAAATTCACTAAGGGCGATGAAACAGTATTCGTTAAGTTTCAGGGTTGGTATCAGTCCTACAACGGGTCAGAAATGACTGGTTGGGCTTTCGTTACACCTAAGCAAGTAATGGTGACTGTATATGGTTAAAAAGACTTTACGTACTCAACTAAAAGAAGAGACTAAAACTCTTAAAGAACAAATTGCAGCCCTAATTGCTGAGAAGGAAGCAGAGCTAATTAAGAATGCTTCTTTAGCAGATAAGGTTATCTACTTTTTTGAGGACATGCCTCGCTCTGAGGTAGAGGAAGCCATGTTTCGCGGTTATGGGACTTTACTTATTAACAACATTAAGGCCCGTTTAAAACCACATAACATTGATTATCATCTAGTTGAAGAACTTGGCGGTGATGAAGTGGAAAGTGGAAATGAATACTGGAAGGTATATTCATTCTATGATGGTGTAGAGGACTGTCTTATCAAGTTTGATGGGCACTATTCTTCATATGATGGTGCTGAAATGCGAAACTTTTTCGTCGTCAAGTCAACAACAAAACAAATCATAGTATTTGAAAAAGTTTAATCTATAAGTGAGTGAAGCCGAGAAGTCAGGCAGCGACCTCATAAGTCGTTGGAAGCAGGAGCGTTACCTGTCGCTCACACCAGTTGACAAGTTGTACCAAATCTGGTATAATTTGTGCTTAGGTTGGCAGACCTTAAAACTGCCACACAATAGTCAATCCTAAAGTCAACCCTAAAGTAAGGAGTTTATATGAGTTTCAACAGAGAAAAAATTTCTGGTATGTTAGTTTACGTTTCCGTTAATGAGGCTAAGAAAGCACTGCAAAAAGCTGGCGCTCCAAAGAAGCCAGATGAATGGAAAGCAAGCGTAGTAATTACCGATGAAGATTATGCAGATGATTTAGAAGCATATGCAAAAGAACTAGATACGATGATTTCCCTCAAGAAAGTCAAACGTACTGAGTTCGAAAATATCTACAAGGTAGCACCTCCTGAAGGTGATGGAAAGAACGTATGGGTCTTTACATTACGCAAGAGTACTGAGCTTGGTAAAACTGGTAAACCAGTACCTGAACTCTATCAACCAAAAGCATTCGAAAAAGTCGGTAAAACACTAGTCGATATTACGCATTCTAAATTAGTCGGTAATGGTTCATACGGTTCTATTAGCGTAGATAAGTTTGAACGTCAAACTGGTGGTGCATCATTGTTCTTAAAGAACGTTTTAGTAACAGACTTAGTTGAGTACACTCAAGCTGAGAGTAATTACCAAGCTGGTTCTGAGTTTGATGATGAAGCTGATGGTGACGATACCCCTGCAGAGAAGCCAGCTAAAGCAGCTGCTAAACCTGCTAAGGCTAAAGTCGCTAAAGAAGCTGCAGAGGATGATGACACACCATTCTAAGGTTAAGGGCTTCGGCCCTTTTCCATAGATTACTAAAAGGAATTTATGACAAAAGATATTATTACCATTATTACTATTTTTGTACTTGCTGTACTAGTTGTAATTTTTGCCCCTCTTGCTACACTATGGGCAGTCAATGCACTGTTTCCAATGTTAGCTATTCCCTACAACTTTTACAGCTGGTTAGCTGTGATAGTTTTGAATCTAACATTACGCTCAAGCGTTTCATTTAAGAAGGATTAATATGCAAAGTAAAGAAGCAATCGCAAAGCTGGTACGCTTATATACAGAAGAACAATCGCTTGCCGAAGACGTTAAAGCCGTTAAGGATGAAGCAAAAGATTCAGGCTTAGACCCTGCAATCTTAAGCGCAGTAGCCAAGGCTATTGTCAAGAATAAAGTAGACGACTTAATTGCCAAGTCTAACGAAGTTCTAAAAGCTATCGATATTTCACGTAGCTAATATGATACCCGAAGGATAAAACCTTCGGGTTTTTTGTTAGAAAGGAAGATAATGACAGAGAGAGTTTTAATCATTGATGGCGACTTAATCGCTTACCGCTTTGCTGCAGCGGGTGAACAACGCAGTGTTTCAGTAAAACACATTAAATCAAATAAAGAACGTATCTTCAAGAATCGTACGACCTTTAAAGAATTTCTAGTTGAAAAGAAGTATGAGTATAAACCTGAAGACTATCTGATTGAAGATATTCAGACAGTGGGTAGTAAAGATTTTACATTAGGCACTATTGAGAAATTCCTAACACGGATGAAAGAAGAGACTTGGGCTGACCGTATGGAAATCTATATCGGCTCTGGTGATACCTTCAGACATAGATTAGCCTTACCTGTAGGGTACAAGAGTAATCGTGCTGATAACTTACGACCTTTACTTTTAGATGATACTCGCCACTACCTTAAAGTAAAATATCGTGCTCATGTAGTGCCTGCCTCTGGATTAGAAGTTGATGATGTTATCACCATTCGTTCATACGAAGAGCTTGCCAAAGGTAATGACCCTATTCTTGTCAGTAATGATAAAGACGCACAACAAAGCTCAGGTATTCAAGTACTAAATTGGCAGAAGGACCCTTGGGAATTAAAGATGATTCCAACTGTCGGTTCGTTGTACAAGGAAAAAGCTGCGGTAAAAGGTGAAGGACTAATGTTCTTAGCTTTACAAACGTTGTCTGGCGATACAGCTGACTGCTACTGTGGCTACGATTTGTCTCAAGTTAAGTACGGACCTACAAAAGCAATGAAAGCTCTAGAAGGCGCTAAAACAGAGCAGGAAGTACTGGAGATACTAATCAGTGAATTCAAGCGGTTATATCCTGCCGAATTTACATATACTGATTGTCACGGTGTAGAACATGCAGATGCAGATTGGCGTGATATGCTTCAGATGTATTGGGAGTGTGCTTACATGAAACGTAGTTGGGATGATGGAAGTAGTTTCGTACAATTTGCTGGTGAACGAGGTGTTTACTTATGACGATTGACCTTTACAACACAGCAGATGTTAAGAAGGTAAGAGAGGCATTGACAGAAGAGCAGAACAATATTGATGCTCTTACTGGCTTGCCTATCCAATCTAAACAACACTGCCTCGACCACAATCATTCTACAATGAAAGTAAGGGCAGTACTTTCCAGACAATCTAACGCAGCCTTAGGTAAGATTGAAAATATTTGGACTAGGTACTTAAGTTATTGGTATCCTCATGACTTACCTACATTCTTAGAACAATCTGCTGAATACTTACGTAGACCAGATGATGATAGATACCATCACCCACATTGGATAAAGAAGGCTAATACAGCTTTTAATAAGTTAAATGAATCTAATAAGGATAAGGTACTTACTGCATTGGGTTGTGATAAATGCAAGAATGGTGCAGAACGTAAAAAAGCATTTCAGAAGGCTATATTGACAAAACAGTTTAGTTATGATACACTGTGTGACTTTATTGACAATGCAAAGGAGTAATATGTTTATTAAAGTAGTAAAATGCCATGATAAGATGCTATGGTACTCTAAGCATGTTGGTGAAATATTTGAAGTTCTACGTGAAGAGGAAGCTATCTATTGGGCTAGGGAACGAAACTTATGGAACTGTTTAAATTGGATTCGTAAACTAGATTGTGAGGTAGTAGATGGCTGAAGTGTTTTTAACTAGTGACACTCATTGGGGTCATGTTGGGGTTTGTAAGTTTCTTGCCGATGATGGCACAAAATGCAGACCTTGGGATGACCCTGAAAAGATGAATGAAGATATGATTGACATGTGGAATAAAACTGTCGGACCTAAGGATAAAGTTTATCATTTAGGTGACGTAGTTATTAACCGCAGATTTTTATCATTGCTTTCACGGTTAAACGGAAGTCAAGTTCTAATCAAAGGCAACCACGATATCTTTCGATTAGAAGAGTACTTACCATACTATCGTGATATTCGAGCTTATCACTACCTTGACAAGTACATGTTGACGCATATGCCTATTCATGAGGAATCATTAGGGCGATACGCTGGTAACATTCATGGACACTTGCATCAAAACAGAGTAATGAAGGATGGCAAAATTGACCCTCGTTACTTGTGTGTAAGTGTAGAACACACAGAATTTAAGCCTATTAACTTTGAAGAAGTTAAAAAGCGTTTTATAGCCCAACAGGAGAACGAATGAAATATACAGAAGAAGTAGTTAAAACAATCTTAGACTTGCACTATGATGGTATGGCTTCACGACAAATTGCTAAACTTTTAGAGATTAGTAAGAGCGGTGTTAATTATGTTGTTCAACGTAATAATGAATTGCAGTATGACCCTAAAGATGCAGCTTTTAAGAAAGATGGGCCTCGTGTTTTAATCTTTGACACTGAAACAGCTGCAGCCACTGCCCTTACATTTGGACGATTCAAAGTTAACTTATCTCAAGACAATATCTTAGATAATGGTGGCTGGATTATTTGTGCATGCTGGCGCTGGTTGGGTGAACAGAAAGTCCATAAGATTTATCTCACACCAGAAGAGGTAGCAAATAAAGACGATAGCAGAATCGTAGCTCAATTGTTTGAGTTGTATGAAGAAGCTGATGCAGTACTAGCACATAACTCTCAAGGCTTTGACCATAAGGTTGTGCAAACTCGTGCGGTCTACAATGGATTTCCTCCATTACCACAAGTTAAAGTTTTAGATACATTATTACTCGTTAAGAAGTATTTAAAATTGCCTAGCAATCGTTTAGATGCAATCGGTGAATTCTTTAACTTAGGCCGCAAGATTTCAACTGGTGGAATTATGCTCTGGAGACGAGTACAAGAAGGCGATGTAAAAGCTATGGAAGACATGGTTACTTATTGTGCCCAAGACGTTGACCTACTTTATGAGGTATACTTGCGTACTCGACAGTTAGGCCGAGCTGGTTCAGACTTTAATGCTGCTTTATATTACAACGATGATAAAGTTCGTTGTCGTGTTTGTGGTAGTGACGATGTTGAAGCCACTGGTCGTACTACAGAAACCTCTTTAAATAAGTTTGAAGAAATTCGTTGTAATAGTTGTGGTGCTGTCCACCGTGACCGTAAACCTATTACTACAAAAGAAAAGCGCAAATCGCTCTTGGCGTAATGTTCATTATGTGATATAATGCTTTAACAATTTGAAGTAACACCCCGCCTAAACAGCGGGGATTTTTTGTCTCTTGAAAGGAGTCTTATATGCGTAGTTGGGTTAAATGGTGTATTAATCACCGAGTAAAGTTTCTTGTATACATGGTATGGTTTATTGTCTTACCTCTTTACTGGATTGTGTATTTTCAAAATGCAGTAGAAGATGCAGTTTACGATTTAAAAGATATTAACAAAATGAAAGGTGAATAAGATGCCACATAACGGTTACACATTTGACGACTTTAAGATTGACGTATATGCTTTCAATGAAATTGCAGGTAAAGATAAGGCTGCTACACATTTAGACTTGTGTAAACAGTTTGCACTAATTACAGAAGAACTAAAAGAACTAGCTGACGGTCTTAGCGAGAATAATCCAGTTGAAGTACTGGACGGTGTAGTAGATGTGCTAGTTACAGGTTTAGGTTTACTACAGAAATTGGAAGCTTTAGGTTTTAATTCTCAGAAGGCTTTATTCGACACTGCAGAAAATAATCTAAGTAAGTACCCAACGGATGAAGCTGTAGCTATTGAATCAGCTAAGACGCTTGAAGGAAAAGGTGAAACTGTCAATGTTACTTATAATTCTACTTACGAAATGTTTGTAATCAAAGACTTACAAGACAAAGTTCGTAAACCTTTTAACTTTGTATCTAATGATTTATCTAACTGCATTCCGATGTATGTATTGAGTAATGGATTTGAAGGATATCCAAAATGATAATTAAAAATGAGGTTAATGATTGGTATTTGGCAGGTATGCCTTCAGGTAGTGAAGAATCTGCTCAAATTGCAGGTACTAAATATGATGCTGGTAAAGTTCAATATACATTAGTACCTCCGTATGCATTACAGGAAGTTGCACGTAATTTAACCGAAGGGTTAAAGAAGTACAAAGAACGTAATAACTGGCAAAAAGTAGAAGGTGCAGAACAGCGTTACATGGATGCGCTTATGAGGCATTTTGAGGCCATTAGAAGGGGTGAATTGTATGACCCCGATAGCTCCGTACCAGATATGCCCCACATGGCAGCAGTAGCCGTTAATGCGATGTTCCTGTTGGAGTTTATGCTCAATCCCGAATTGAAGAAAGGTTAATATGGAAGTATTAGTTTATTTAGCATTGGGCATATTAACTGCTCCATATATTCTCATGGGCATAGCTGCACTAAAACTGCACTTAGCTGAGATTAAGAATCAAGGTGAAACAGCCCTTGATTTAACTAAATCTACATGATATAATCATTTCTCTCTCAATAAAGGGTAAACCATGAATAAAAAATTAAAATTTCCACCCCGTCCTTCAGCCATTGTAGCCTTATGTATTGTGTCTGAATCAGAGATTGTAAGAGTAATGCCAAATTACTCGTTTGACTTTGAAAATAATACAGAAGCTTTTAATAAGTTTTTGCATTCATTAGGTATGGATATCGATAAACCTGTACTACGACAAGATGGGTTACAGCACCGTAATCGCTTGAATGAAGTGGTCGTATGCAGTCGGTGGGTTGGAGAAGAGAGATTAGATGAAGCTTGGCTATATAGCGGTTACGCTAGTAGGGAAGCGCTCGATAAAGCCAGTGGCTCGAAGATTCTAGAAGACTTGTACCGTAGTCGTTATCTAACGCAAGACGCTCAAGATTCTTTAGAGGCTCGTGACCGCTACAATGTAGTAAAAGACGAAGAGGAATAAAATGCTAGAAAAATACCTGCTACCGATCAATGAACGACCAGAACCTGTCGAGTTTGCAGACCAACAATTAAAAGTATTCTGGTTACCTGACGAAATTAAGGTCGAAAAGGATGTCCAGGATGTGTTAGTTAACTTTACTGAAGCTGAAAAGCATGCAGTTATTACCACCCTTAAATTATTCAGTATCTATGAAACCCACGCAGGTTCTGAATATTGGGGTGGTCGCTTTAAGGATATGTTTGATAGTGCGGAATTTCACCGCATGGGGTCCGTATTCTCTATGTTTGAATTGGCAGTGCATGCACCGTTCTATAATAAGATTAATCAACTATTGCATATTGATACTCCAGAGTTCTATATGTCGTATTTGGATAATGAAGTATTGAAAAGCCGTGTAGCACATATCGGTGAGATTATTGACCATCCTGATGATTTAATTTCGTTAGCTGCGTTTTCAATGGTAGAGGGTGTTATTCTGTACAGTTCATTTGCTTTCTTAAAGCATTACCAATCACAAGGTAAGAATAAGTTAATGAATATTGTACGTGGTATTAACTTCTCTGTACGTGATGAGAATATGCATTCACAAGGTGGTGCATGGGCTTTCAAATATAAACTTGAACAGTTAAAGCAAGAGTTAACACCTGAAGCTTTTGAATTGCATAAATTAGCTATTGAATCTCAAGTTCGTGAAGTAGCTAAGAAAATTTATGAGCATGAGTGCCAGATTATCGCCATGCTATTTGAGAAGGGTGAAATTAAAGGTATTACTGCTCACCAACTAGAGAACTTCGTGCAGTCTCGTGTAAATGAATGCTTGAAGACTTTAGGTTTTGCTAAAGAGTACGATGTAAAATACAATCCGATTTCTGAGTGGTTCTACAAAGGAATTAACGATTATACCTTCAACGACTTTTTCTCAGGGATGGGCAACCAGTATCACCGTAGTTGGGACAGTTCAGCGTTCGTATGGAATAAGGAATAAAATGACAGATAATATTTATAAGAAGTTGAGTGAAGAGCGTAAGGAGTTACAAGAACAGGGCTTAGTCCCTGAATGGTACACTACAGCTGGTTATCAGATGTTCAAAGATAAGTACGAGTACCAAACTGAAGGCCGATCTGTTCGTGGTCAGTTTTTACGAATCGCTAAGACTGCGGCTAAACACCTACCTGAAGATTTTAAAGTTAAGGCTGAAAATGAATTCTTTGATTTGTTTTGGAACGGATGGTTGAGTCCTTCTACACCCGTACTTGCTAATATGGGTACTACTCGTGGTATGCCAGTATCTTGTTCCGGTACAGTCGTAGGTGATTCGGTAGATGGTTTCTATACTAACCTACATGAAGTAGCTACGTTAACTAAGCACGGTTTTGGTACTGCTAGTGATTTTTCTCATGTTCGCCCTCGCGGTTCTAAGATCAGTGTAGGTGGTAAAGCTTCTGGCGTTATTCCTGTAATTAAAGAACACGTTAATGCTATGCGTAATATCGCACAAGGTACTGCACGTAGAGGCGCATGGGCTTGTTACCTTGATATTGAACATGGTGATTTCCAAGAGGTAGTTGACCTGATTTCTTCAGAACCAGACGACTTAAATATCGGCTGGACCATTCGACAATCCTTTATTGATCGTTTAGATGCTGGCGATGCAGAAGCGTTAAATCGTTTCCAAGCTGCCATGAAGGTTAAGATGGTTACTGGTAAGGGTTACTTTTTCTTCATCGATAAGGCCAATGCTAAACGTCCAGTAATGTACAAAGATTTAGGCTTGATGATTAATAACTCTCAGCTTTGCTCTGAGATTATGTTGTTCAATGATCTAGAGCATACTTACACTTGCGTATTATCTTCTATGAATGCTTCTAAATGGTATGAATGGAAAGACACTCAAGCTGTATATTGGGCTACAGTATTCTTAGATTGCGTAGCTAGTGAGTTCATTACTCGTGCTAAGGATGTAAAAGGATTAGAAAAAGCTGTAAGATTTACTGAAAAGAGTCGAGCCTTAGGTTTAGGTTTATGCGGCATCCATACTTTGTTTATGCAGAATATGTTGCCCTTTGAATCATTCGATGCCCATATGCTAAGTCAAGAGATTCAAGCACACATTGATGTTGAATCATTACGTGCAAGTAAAGATTTAGCTGGAATCTTAGGTGAACCAGAGTGGTGCAAAGGTTATGGTTTACGTAATACCCACCGTATTGCTATTGCACCTACAAAGTCTACAGCATTACTAATGGGTGGTATCTCCGAAGGTATTAACCCTGACCCCGCTATGAGTTACAATCAAATGACAGCAGCTGGTGAGATTGATCGTTTGAACCCTGTTTTACTTGATATCATGAAAGCTAAAGGTGTTTACACTAAGAAGCATGTGCAAGAGATTACAGATAAACAAGGCTCAGTACAGCATGTCGAATGGTTAACTGACGATGAAAAGCAAGTCTTTAAAACAGCTTTTGAGATTAATCAGAAGGCTGTGCTAAGGTTGGCTTCTGCGCGTAGCAAGTACATCGATCAATGGCAATCATTGAACCTGTTCTTTGCTGCTGATGAAGACCCTGCATGGATCGCTGAAGTTCACAAAGAGGCTTTCCACGATGAAAACATTTTAGCGTTATACTACATTTACACTCAGGCTGGCGTACAAGCTGCTAAAGGTGAATGTGAAGCTTGTCAATAAAGGAGAAGGTGATGAATTGGGAGAATATTTTTTATTACGATGAAACATCTCCTACTTTTCTAAAGTGGAAATATACGCGCAGAAATTTTAAGTTTAATAATATTATTGTGCTGAAAGATGAGGTAGCAGGTTGTCTTAGATTTTATAAGAATGGTTTACCTAAAAATTCAGCTGTTAGCTTGAATAATTGTTCATACTATATTCACAGAATTATATACGAGATGGCTTTCATGGTTAATTTAAAACAGTACGAGATAGTAGACCATCTAGATGGTAATCCTCATAATAATAAATTGGAAAACTTGCGTTTAGTTTCCCTTAAGGATAATGCCCACAATGTTAAAAAAATGTCTCATAATACAACAGGAATAACTGGTGTTGTTTATTCAAAATCTATAAATTCTTGGAGGGCAGTATGGTACAATGGAAATGGTAAGCAGTTGAGTAAAAGCTTCTCAGTTAACAAGTATGGTTTTGATAAAGCTAAACAACTTGCTATAGAGCTGAGAGCCTTATCAATATCTAAACTAATTCAAAATGGTAATCTATACACAGAAAGGCACGGTAAATGAAAAAGCTAGTTGTATTTTCAGCAGAGGGATGGTGTAGTAACTGTAAAGTACTTCATAAAAGTATTGAAGCAGCAAAATTAGAAATTCCTGTAAATATTATCGATGTAGATAAAGACCCGCTTGCCGCTAAGGAGTTTTTAGTCCGTGGTGTACCTACGGTATTACTCATGGAAGATAATCAAGTTATCAAGCGTTCTAGTGGCTCTATGACAGCTTCTCAACTTGTAGAGTTCTGCCAATGAAAGAAAACCAAAGAATTGACGAGAAATTTGAAGAATGGTTTTGGGAAACAGAGGACGGTTTCCAGTTTAGAGCCGAACGTTGTTTTCAATGGGCTCAACTGGCAGCTGAGAAACCTGAGTCACTTAACCGCTTCTTAACTGATTGGATTAAGGGCGCTTATGAAGCCGCATATAAGCAAGGTTACCGTGATGCACTCTCTAGTTTGCATTACAAACCTGAAAACAGTTCAGGTAATCCTGCAGTGATTCATTTACAATAGTTTAGACGAAAAAATACCCCGTAGTACCTTAGTTGGTATTACGGGGTTTTTCTTTATGGTTTCCAAGCTGCGTATTCAGCAGCAGTTAAGACACCAGCAACATACATTTTATGTGAATTAGCTGGACGCATAACAGTTAAGTTTTGACGCTTTAAGGCAGGGTCAAATGAAATATGTACCCAACCTTTATCAGGTGTCATACTATACTCATGGATTAGTTGGTCATATTTAATACCGGATGCAGCGATTGCTTTACAGATATCGTGTGGTGAACCAAAGCCATTACAACGAAAATCGATAGCAAAACCATCCATATGTGCTGACTTTTCTGAACCGCCTACCGCTACATTAACTTTTGGTAAACGTAGCCAAGACTGTACGCTAATGGGTTTGCCAAGTAGTGCGCGTACTTGTTCCATACCTTGTGCTGCAATTTGCATATTTGCAAGCTGGAGAGTAGATGGTGTATTGTCTACACCTAGCTCAATTGCTTTAGCTGAGTACGTACCCTCTTTGTACGTAAAATGCTCTGATAAATTTGTCATTATTTAATACCTTTAATCATTGCTTGGGTTTTATCTGCACTTGACTTAGAAGAGCCATAGAAGAAATTAAAAATTGAAGCAATCGCTGTACCTAATAGGAAACCTAAAATAATATTAGCGAAGTCTCTTGAACCTTCTGGCATAGTAAGAAAAGTTACACAAAAGAAGTATAGTGCTGAGACTACGGACCAAAACCATGCGAAGCGATACACGAAATTTTTACTTTCAGAATCACCTTGAGCTAATGCAGCTTGTTGCATCTCTCTAGCGCTTGACCTGTCTTTTACTTCTTGCTCAAACATAAACTCGTCATGTTTCATTGCAGCTTCTTGTACAGCTGCTAATTTTTCAGGTGACATATTAGGTTCTAATTTAACACCTAATTTATCCTCCACATAGTCTAAACCTTTTGAGGTAACAGCTTCTGCAACTTTACCTAAACCGTTTGAGACTAGCGAACTTATAATTCCTGCTAATAATGGTAACATAATATTCCTTAAGAAGTCCCGCCGAAGCGGGACATTGTTTACATACCTACAACTAATTTAAGCACATTTGTAATTCCAATCGATTGAGAGAGAATGACAAGTACTGCACCAGTAGCTAAATACTTAATCTGATTAAGAGTCTTTTCAATACTTGATAATGAAGCACTTAATACTGAAGAAATATCTTGTAACTTCTTTAATTCATTTGCATGGTCATCAACTTTTAACTCAAGTTTAATAACTCTATGTTCAATTTGTTCTTGCACGTTACTCTCCGATTAATTTTGCTATTAGTCTCTCTAATTGAGAAATTCGTTTATCTTGCTCTACAACTCTTTCGGCTAACTTAACAGCAGATACCATAGCAGCATTACCATAAGCAACAGATAATTTGCCATCAGCTCCCTCGATAATGGCATTCGGCAGAAAAGTTCGTAAGGATTGAGCCCCAACTCCAACCTGTGTTTTATTTTCACAGTCTAGCCGATCATAAATTCCATGCTTTACTTTAGCTAGTTGCTCAATATAATCTACTGGAAGTTCACGCCAATTAGTTTTTAAAGTCTCGTCTGAGAATGCTGTAATGTCACCACCTGATATAAAGTTAGCATTATTATATGTCCTAACATTACCAGCTTCAGTTGCATGAATACCTACGGCATAAGTTTCATTATACCAGCCAGTATCACCTGTTGATCTGTGCCAGTTAGGGCAACTAAAGGAACCTGCATATAACCAGTCAGAAGATGGGTTACAGTAAATTCCTCCTGTAGCATATACACCATTACCAGAGCCCCAAAGCATTTGGTAAGTGCTATTAGAGTCATTACTATAGTTGATAACTACGCTACCAGCCGTGCCACTAATAGAGCCTTGAATCTGATTATTAAAAGTTTTAGTGCCTCCAATAGTTTGATCACCGGATGTGTACACTCCATTAGTAACGCTACCAGCGTTACCTGAAATACTACCTGTAATTTGATTACTAAAAGTTTTAGTGCCTCCAATAGTTTGATCACCAACTGTGTAGACACCGTTAGTAACACTACCAGCATTACCTGAAATAGTACCGGTAATTTGACTACTAAAAGTTTTTGCACCTCCAATAGTCTGAGTACCTGTAGTATATACACCATTAGTGACAGTACCAGCATTACCTGAAATATCCCCACTAATCTGGCTACTGAAGGTTTTTACACCTCCAATAGTTTGAGTACCAGTGGTATATACACCATTGGTTACAGTTGCAGCATTACCTGAAATGTTAATACCGTATAAGTCATTTGTAACTAAGTCAACCCAAGTTGAACCGTTCCATTTACGCCACTTATTATTTTGGCTACTCCACCCAATAGAATCTACCGGAAGGTTACTAATAGTTGGGTCGCCTGATGGAGATTTAGCAGGGTCCAAACCTCTTGCTAAATCATCAAAGCGATTATCCAACTCTTGTACGAAATTTATATACCCACTCGTTTGAGTAGGTAAACTATGATTTGCCATTATTAATATCCTTTAATAGACCAACCGACTCGGGCATCTTGCCTTACACCGGACGTTGAGTTAAAAACATAAACTCGCATTGATTGCGCATATGTGACTACAGCACCAGATGTACTAGATTGACCAGTAGCTACAGCCGTATATTGGTTATCATTTATCTTAGTTATTATATATACACCACTAGTGCCTGAACCACTAGAAAATGCTAGTCTAACTGCTTGACCTGTAATCAAACCGTGCGCAGTAGCGTTAACTGTAATAGTACCTGAACTAATTGCATAGGTACCTGAGATAGTTTCCTCATTAAAATCATAAACAGCTGTTAATGGGGTAGTACCAGCAGCTGTTAGATTGATACTTTGAACCGCGATAAACTCTTTATTAAAGTTTACAATAGTTCCTAAACTGTCTGCAAGTAAACAAGTAGCACTATCAGAATCTGATATCTGCTTATTATCTAAACGAACTATTAATTTATCTAACTTATATAAATCTGCAGTTGTATTAGCTAATGCATTAATAGTAACCCTAATATATTGAAAGTTAGTTGCAAATATGGCATCAAGTTTTTGAGGAGGTGTCCATGTTGTACCGTTAAGGCTAGTTTCAATTTCTGTATAAACAGAAGGTGTACCACTTACTACAGAACCTGTAAACTCTACGGTAATACTGCTACTAGCTAATAACTGATTATAATTAAACACTTCTTGATAATACGCAGGAGCAGTATTGGGTTGTGAGTAAATAGGGTAGTTTGCAGCAACTTGATCTTCAGGTGTATTCCATGACCTATTAGAAAAATGCTGTGCCCAAGTCTCAGAGTTATTTACTAACATCAACAGTGATGTTGAGTTTGTAATATTACTTACATTGCTTTTTGTAGCTTGTAATGTACTAATGTATTCAGCATTAAATACGAAGTCAGGTGGTTGAGAAACTGTTAGTGCAATAGGAATAGGTGTAGATTCTCTATCATCAGTATCAACTACTGCTAACCAATAAGTATAGTTACCACCAGCTAATTCAAAGATAGAAGTAAAAGTACCACTCTTTTCACCAATAATCTTATCTGCATCTTCCCAAGATACTCCACGCTTAATTAAGATATGTGAAATTGGTAAGCTAGTCTTATTAGGTAAAACCCAACGAAGCAATACGTTATTATCCACAACGTCTGCATTGAAAGATACAATAGGTGCTGGAACATACTTAGGTACAGTTAGTGTAGCCGCTGGACTTACGTTACCGCTGATATCTATTACTTCGATTGAAATAACGGCATTACCTACCCAATCAGCATTACTGATGTACTTAGTGCTTGCAGTTGTTAAAACTTCTGTAGGTTTATCTGGCTTAGTAATAGTCAGTTTATATTCTCTAATAGTAAAGTTAATCTGGCTAGGAGGTTCCCAACTAAATGTAACTGTAGAATGAGTATTACTAGAGCTACCATACACATATGATAAGTTTGTAGGCTTATCAGGTAATGGGGCAGTGTAAATAATACTTGCACTAGTTGCACTATAATTATTTCCATAGTCATAGGCTCTAATATAGTATGTTGTACTGTGGGCTGAATCTTCTGCTAAGGTAGAGCAGGTATTAGTTGAACCACTAAACACTCTATTTGCAGATGTACCCCAACCAGTATTTGCAGTTCTTACTTCATAACCTTTAATATCAATCTCGGAATTATTATCCCAACTTAATCTTAAACGTCCAGTGTTGAGTTCTGCTTCATAATTAAAGTTAGTGACTTGACTAGGTAGAGATGTTTTACCAACAATAGTATTGTTAGCCCATTCAGTCCATTTACCAAAGCGTCCGTCTGAAGTTACATAACGTAATCTTACCTTATAAGTTTCACCTTCAACAACATTAGGCACTAGAATAGAACCAGAAGTATAATCTGTGCTGTTAATATTATAATTTAAACTATCAGTAGAAGCTGCATAATCATATTGAATTTGAACAGATGCTATAGTAGCTGGAAGTTTAATATCATTAGTGTAAGATACTTTTAAGTTATATTTGAAAGCACCATCAGAGATTTTCTCCATTACTGACTCATCGCTGACAAGTTTAGTAATAGTTGGAATACTATCACCAAGACCTGCTAATGTTAACTTAGGAGGTAAAGTAATTTGAGATTCAAAAACTGTACTTGCTGTTAATGTTAAATAATCAGTAAAGATGTTATAGGTATCTGTTACACCATAATCAACTAAAGTAATTCTAGCTGATTTATTAGTTGTAGGTTCAATACTCAGTACAATTAAATCCTGAGCTTCAGAATCAAGTTCACCAAACATAAATAAATCAGATGCATTAACTTCAGTACTTGTTGTAGAACTTGTAAGAGTTATCTGAGAGTAGTATCCATCGATACCTACGCTTTGAACATTTCGTACAACTGAGCTACCATTAGAAGAACGAACTCGAATAGTATAATTCAGACCGGACTGCATAGGAACTTCTTCGTCAAGTTCAAATACTGTGCTAGAGATTCTATTCTTAATCCTACCTGATGCTAAACCCCACATAGGGATATCATGAGATACTTTTACACGGTCACCGCGATTACAAACAAGGTATTCAATATCTACGTTAAGAGTATAAATCTCTGGTCTTAGTTTAGATTGCGCCATATGCCACTTAGCATGATCGATTACGCTGGACTTTTTAGTAACACCGGGGAGTTGAATCGCTTCAAACAATTCAGCATTATTTTCATTTTTACCAATTGCATATACAATAATTTCACTCTCTTGATAGTTATTATCTTCATCAAAGTATGTTACTCTTAAACCATCTGGTAATTTAGGTAATGCTTTTGTTGATTCAAATCCCCAACTATTGTGTGGTGTAAAATGCTGAATAATATTTTCTTTAGCTTCATCAATAGTAACTGTCCACTTACCATCGATTAAAGCAGGACTTGCTCTACCTGCAGCACAAATATCTCTTAATACTTCTAGTACGCTGCGTTGTGAACCAAGTACTGCGTTATATTGGAAACCTTTTGTATTGCAGTATGTAGCCCAATGTTGTAATTGAACAAGATCAAACTTAGCAGAAGGGTTTGTAATCTTTTGTGAATTAGCAGGATGCTCTAAAACATATCTGAATAAATCTGCAGGGTTACTTGTTGATGCATCCACCCAAGCAGAACCATTCCAAGATTTACAGTATGTTTGTACGATTGCATTTAAGCCTTCAATAGAACCGTTAAGTTGATCTGTAGCTTTAATCTTAAAAGCTGATTTCGCAATCTTAGCTCCAACAGGGTCTAAAGCCGGTGTTGAATTTCTAAAGAATGTTACTGCATGTAAAATGCTTGTATGGTAATATCTGTACTCAGGATTATCTTCTACATTATCACCAGTTGTACGTCTAATGCGTATAGAGATGCCATTATTAACTGGAATAATACTATCGTAGATAGAAAAAGTCTTAGTATAAGTAAATGCATCCTTCTTAGGAGCATCATCACCAATAGTAATTGAGCCTAATGAAATCCAACTTGTATTATAAAACTCAATATCAAAACTTACAGGAGCAGTTGAACTATCACCAGCGCCACTACCTTTGGCTTTAATCTTACGCAAGCCTTGAGGGAAGTGTAAAGCTATTGTTACACTATCTACTGCTTCAGTTGAAATAGATGTAGCCCAAGGTCCAGCTGTTACAACAGTCTCTGGATTACCATCACAACCTAATTCAAGATTAGGGTTAGTTGGTGTAACATCCTTACCATAAATCGCATTGAACTTATCTAATTGTAATTGAGTAGGTTCTGTTTTTCTATCTAATGTTTCTAAAACATAATCTGTGTAGTTACTGATCGGTTGTTCACCAATTTTTAAAGTGGCCTGATCAATTGTTAAAGGTCCATAACCCCAAGTTAAGAGCATAGATAAATAACTATCTCTATCATTCTCATAGGTTAAATAGTTATATGAACCTAAAGGAGGTGTCATTTTAACTTTACCTAAGACTACAGGAATAGCCCCATAAGGTGTAGCTTGATTTGATGCACCATCTACCATTAACTGCCGTTCACTGCTACCGGCATCCCTTGGCCCTGCAGGGACTCTGATTGGGGCGATGTAATTTACTAATGCCATACCAACCATACTAACTGCTACACTACCCATTGCAGCAGCGCCAGCAGACCATCCAGCACCTGTTGCACCACCCGCTGTTGCTGCTACTTCAGGTGCAGCTAAGTATGCTCCAGTTTGTACAGCAATATACATTACAGCTAAAGATAGTACAAGTCTAGTTGTATCACCACCAGTAGGTACTGAACGGTACTCTACCTTATCATTGTCATTTAAGGTAACCTCTGACCAATTAGCTTGATCAATAATCTTACCGTTAACAATAATATTGACCTTACTTTGAATCTCTTCAGGTACGGCATACTCTTTTAAAATCCAGTTAGCTAATACATCCAGTTTTGTACCATTAGGTACTGGCATAGTGTAGCGCTCAGTTCGAAGGGGATGAGGAACTACGTTTAAGGTTGTACTATTAGCATTATATTTAAAGTAACCAACAATGCGTTTTTTCCAGTAAGGAGAAGCAAAAGCTTCGATAGCTGAATCATAACCATCTCGTGCATGAATAAAATGCGTAGCTGATACTGCAACACCGATATGTGAAGCAGACCCCATGATCTTAAATAATACTAGATCACCTTCAGAAGGTACTTCAGTGGATTCCCAACCTTCTTTATATTGAGCGATCAGATCAGAAATTCTTTCGATATCGCTGTCTTCATACTCTGAGCTAAAGGATGGAAGCGTAATGGCATACTCATTCTTATAGACTAGTCGGGCTAATCCCCAACAGTCTACGCCTTCTTCAGTTCTACCTTTGTATTTAAAAGGAATACCGATATAATTATTTGACCACATTAAAATACCTCATAAGAATAGGTTGCTATTAAATTATGCTTACTCAGAACATACCGGGGAAATATCTCGGACTGAATGAATGCATTGGAAAAGGTTCTCGTTCTAAATCTACCATTGCTAAATTAGTCGTAACCGTATTTGCATTATATGTAAAACTGTTAATATAAAAACCTTCAAAAGATACTTCCACTACGTTAGGTGTCTTAGATAAAACTAGTTCCATCTTAATAGAAGGTGGAGATGTAATTGACCTAATAATAGGTGTAATTAATCTCGTCACATCGTGCAATGTAATTGAGCATCTAGGAGCTTGTGCTTCATCTTCACTAGGCAGACCAATTTCCATAGGTAAGAATATATAATCCTGCCCATTACTTTTTACACCGTATACAATCTCAGTATCTGTTTCACTAAGCCGTTGAGTATATCCGTCAGCTAATCTTGCAATTACATTTGACGGATTTTCAGGGTCATAGATAGTTAGTAAAAAGATTAAATCAGAGTCAGCTTCTGGAGAGAAAACTGCTCTGAGTGCTTCTGGTGACATGGTAGTTAAACGACTCATGGTAGAATCTCTAGCTGCAATGAAACTGAGTAAAGTTCGGGCATAATATAACTAGTTGAATATAATGCGCCATCGCCTTGAGCTACTACTCTTACTTCTACTGTTTGATTAGTCCTCGGATGTACAAAACCAAATCTAGCTGTACCTTGCAAAGTATCCTTTAGGAATGTTTCAAGGGTTGCTACTTGAGTAGTTGATAGATCGTATGATACTTGCATAGTATCTGGTCTTGTACCTCTTCTGCGTATCTTCGCAGGTCCAGCATCCATAGGAGTTCTAAGTAATAAAACTCCACTGGACTCTGAATAGTTTGTTTTAGGTTTCTGCGGTAATGTTAAAGGCCAGATAAAACTGTAAGCCATAATTATCTCCTAATAAGAGCTGGTTGAATACCATATGTTGATTTCATAGCTTTCTGTGAAGAGCTACCACTGCGAGTTACTTCGCCAGCTGTCATATCGCCAATAATAACTTCTACCTTTCTATTTCCTCTTGAGTCCGTAGTCTCTTGGGTTGTAGCTTGTGCATTTGTGTTATTGATAATACTGACAGAAACATTACTGCCGCCACCTTGTGATTGAACACCTAAGGAACCATCCGGACCTCTACGTAGTGGCATAATAGCTTCTGGACCAGCTTCACCCATTAAACCAGTGCCCTTAGCAAACTTAAATAAAGTAGGACTATCTACGATTGAATTCGTGAATGAACCACCTTTAGCGAAGGCTTGTACTCCGTTGTTCCATGCACCACCTAATGCTTGTGGCATTGGGCCTACAAAGTTCTCAGAGCCCGGTGTGTACTGTCCACCAGTCATTCCACTATAAACCCCTTTGATTGTATTTAATATACCTAAGGAGCCACCTGTAGTTTGATACAATGAAGACATTTGTGCTTGCAACTCAAAACGAATTAAGTTACTAAGCATAGAATCAATCAAACCTTTAAAACTAAATTCACCTGTTTTAACAAAGTTTAGAATTGCATCTCCCATACCTTGAAACACATTTGAAAAAGCATCGTTATAAGCATTTAAACGCTTTAAGGACATATCATTATATCTAGCTTCAGCATCATCAGCAGCTTTAGCAGCAGCTATTTTAGCAGCAGCTAAAGTGTTAGTTGAATCAAGTCTAGTCTGATCTAAAGCCTTTTGCGCTAATGCAGCTTGCTCAGTATCTTTAGGAGAACCTTCTAAGTTTTTCTCAGCTTGTTTAATGCGCTGTTCAGCAGCGGTAATAGCTGGAATCAACTTATTATACTCATCACGATAAGCTTTAATACGTTCAGCTGAAGCGCCATAAGCACCAGCCAATTCCTTCTCAGCTTCGTATGAAGCACTACGTTGATTAGCAGAAGATGCAACAGTTTTACTAAAATCTATGTAAGCATCCTTGGATTGTTTAATAACTTCTCCAATAGCTCTCATGTTTTCAATAGAGCGGGTAGTAACAGTGTCGGCAATACCTTTTTTAGTGTTCTCTAAGCTTTTATTTAACTCTTCAAAAGTAGCAGTTAAGTTCTTTACGTCCTGAGAACCAGCACCAGATTTGGCAGATAATGCCTTATACTGAATAGCATAAGCGTCTGCGAATTGCTTCTGAAACTTTTCAACAACAGCCAATTGAGAAGATTCAGACTGTTCTAAGAGTTTAGTATCTTCAGTTACATATTCTGAGCGATCTTTCAAACCGATATCATAGTAGAACTTAAGAACTTTGCGCTTATTATCGTTCATAGATTGAGCCATTTTTAACTCTTCACTATAACCTTTTTGAGCGATCTCTAAATTGTTTGGTAATGCAGCTTCACCGAAGATTTCTTTACGAATTCCAGCTAATATTTTAGCTTGTTCAGCTTCACCTATACCAGCCTTAAGAGCAGCCTCCTGAAGTTTCAATCTTTCAGCTTCAAATCTTGCTTGTTTAGATAAGGATGCTTCAGCATATTTTCCGTATTTAATTCCAAATTCAGCAAAAGCGTTAGATTTATCTTTTGCTTGAGCTACTTTTTCTTCGTTCTCAACCTGTGCTTTCAAACCATCTACAATTGCTTGTTGCTTAGTTAACTCTGCTGCTATGAGAGGTCTATCTTTATTACTGGCAAATTGTAATTTATTTAGTTCATCGGTTGCAGCATTTAATTGGCTTGTTAAATCTCCCTTTCGACCTGCATTCGCAATTCGGTCCCACATTGAAGAAGCAGCCCTACCTACAGTGTCGAAAAAGGATTCTAAATAACTCATGTCTTTTTGAATATCAGAAGAAGCTTTTTTCATGGCATCAGAATAAGAATTAATAGCCAATGTCGCGGCTTCTGTTTTCTTACCTTGTTTTTCTAAGCCATCCACGGCTTTCATAATCTCTGGCGAAATTAAACCAGTGCTTTTAGCTAATTCACGAATAGCTTCAGTTGGTTTCTCGCCTAATTTACTAAATTGCTTAATTGTATCTTCAATTGGTATACCAGCTGCCTTATTTAAATCGATAGCAGCAGAAGTTACAGCCTGCAAATTATCTGCAGAAATATTTCCAGCTTTAGCTGATGCGGCAATAGCTTGAGCAAACGCTCCAACGTTGCCTTTAGCTCCTGCATATGTCTTAGATAGAGCTATTGCTTGATCATTGGTAATACCTAAAGCACCTCCTGAAAGGGTTACAGCTCTAGACAGTTCACCTTCTTGCTTAATTACTTCTTTTAGACTTACTGCCATTGCAATAAGCGTAGCAATAGCAGCTACAACTATACCACCAGTAAAAACCTGAATAGCTACACTGATGCCATTTAACACCGAAGATAATCCAGTTTTACCTGTAATAGCTTCCTTAAAAATTAAAGATTCTTTAAGTTTATCAAGAATAAAAGTAGCTCCAGTAATATCGGAACCAAATTTAATAACAGCTTTACCAGCACTAGCTAAGGAGTTGACAACTAAGCCACCAACAGCGATGCCTACGTCTTTTACACTACCTACCATACCTGCAGCAGCGTCTTGAAGTGCTTTACCCATGTCCTTACCTGCGATACCAGCTAAAGCAAGCTGATCTCTTAACTGACCACCCTGTTGTAGAAGAACAGTCAAAGGGTTTTGACCTGTCATTAAGCCAACACCAATATCGGTAATCTGTGGTCCTAATGCACGAGCTAAGTAATCTACTTGACGGTTACCACTCTGTTTATTTGTTTCAGCTAATTTCTTTTTAAATTCGTCTAATTTAACGGTCTGCTCTGCTAAGGTCATACCTGATTGTTTCAAAGCATTCTCAAAACGAATTAGAGCGTTAACAGAACCAGAACCTAAATCTTTATTAGTTTCTTGTAAAGCCGTATCTAAACGATACATTTCTTTTTCAAGATAAGCATTAGCTTTAGCTGTTTGGTTAATCCACTTCTCTTGGTCCTTGACACTATTAGTAACAGAATTAATAGTAGTAGCTGTCTGTGAAGCAACCTTAACTAATTTCTCGTATTCGATATTAGCAGCGCCTACACCCTTATCTTTAAACAGTTCATTTAGGCGTAGCTTATCACGCGCTAACTCTTCCATCTGACCTTTAGTTAAACCAAGATTACGGTTATAAAGGTTTTGTACTTCGTTAGCAACTTTTAATCTGTTAGTCCATGCTTCTAATGTACCAATGCTTTTGTCAAAGGGGTCTGTACCCATTAGAGTACGTTGAGTCTTTAGGGTAGCACCAATGAGGGTTAATTCATCGTTTAAAGCACCAGAGGCTTTAGCGTAAGCTAATACAGAAGATTGACCTTTAGAATAACCTTCAGTCATGAAAGCTAAGATATCTTGCTGGCGCTGAAGTACAGATACACTTTCCTTGAGTGGCTTATTACTGTCTTCCTGAGCCTTGGCTAATTTAATAGTAGCCATCTCTGCTTTAGCATTAGCTGTAGTAGTTTTAGCTTGTGACTGTGCTAACTTCTCAGAAGCAACAGCTGCATCGGAGACTGGTTTGTTAAGCTTAGAAACCTCTGTAGTAAGGTTCTTAATAGCTGTTACAGCAGAGACTAATTCACTAGTCTCTACTTTAAATTTTAGCGTTTGTAAGTCCATGATTTTTCCTATCTATTTGGAATTTTATCTTTAATAACTATGTAATTACTAAAGATAAAAGCCCTCGTTAGAGGGCAGTTATTATTTACCTTTAGAGTTCTTTTCCTGAGCTTTAGCAAATGTATCTAAGGCTAGGTTATCAAATTTGCGTAGTAAAGTCAGTTCCCATTCTTCGGGGTCTACTTGCAACAAATCGAAATAAGCTTTCATTTCAGTGAATGTAATAGGTGAAGCACCAAAACCGTTTCCAGTTCTGGTTGTATGTAAGTCTTTAAAGTAACCCCATACATATAAACAACTATCAGGGATAGTAAGAAGATCAGACAATTCTTTAGGCTTATGCCCTGTCTGTCTCCATACACTTTCCAGATGTTGTTTTACTGTAGCCCCATTCTTATCCTGAGTATTAAGCTTGAACTCTTGTTCGGCAAAAGCTAGAGCTTGTTCAATTTCCTGTGGGTCGAAAATTGAGAATCTGTGAAGATTCCTCCATCACTTGTTCACGAATCCATGAGTGTTCTTTAAAGATTTTAGCTGCAGTTTCTGGAGAGAATTTAACTTCTTCACCGTTATCTGTAATGCCTCGCCAACCTAATACTCGAACAACAGCGGTTTCAATAGAAAGTTCTTCGGCATCTTCTAAGGTCATATCCTCTACGTCCTTACCTCTGCGTTTAGCTTGTGTTTGCTTCTGTTGAAATTCCTTGAACTTGTTTCTACCGAAAGCTTTTACAGTCTTTGATTCTTCACCACGTACTGTAATAAAAGCTCCTGTACCTTCACTCGTAGTTGGTAACCGTACTTCAAATTCAAAACCAATATCAGCAGCTACGCTTAAGTTATTCTTTGCTAAATCTAATGCCATATATGTCCTTTCAAGACGTTGATAAGATGAGATAATCTCGCTATACAGATAAGATTATAGCATAATTTTACTTGAAAAGCAAGATGCAGACGTAAAAAAACCCCAAGGCTGTTACACCAAGGGGTTTAATTATGTGGCCTCTAAGGGCAACTATTAGGCTGCAGAATCTTGTACAGCGATTGTAGTAGCTGGAAGACCTGCGCTGATATCAGCATTAGATAAAGCTTGGAAGCTCGTAGCAGCTACAATACCAAGTTCACCGTCATCCTTTGTAAAGCTACCTAATTTTACCTTAGGGATAGTAAAGGTAATAAAATCAGAGTTCTTGTTTGAGTCACTAGTTAATACTAAGACTAAGGAGACAGGTACTTCGTCATTGAAATATGTACGGAAGGCAGCATCTTGGAAGTAAACACTTAAGTTACCGCTAACACGAATACGACCTGTGAAAATATCTGCAACAGAATTAGAACCGACTGTTGTAGCATTTTCTGTAGCACGATCAATAGTAAAATCTGCAGAAGTAACTAAAGCTACTGGAGCGCCATCAACTAACATTACACCGTTTACAGCAGCAAAAATACCGTTAGTACCTTGAGCAGTCGGGTTTGAGAAATACTGAGTAGTACCAGTTTGTGCCATATCCTTACCAGCAAAACCTACGTCAATAGTAGTTAAACCAGTTGCAGGTAATTGAACAGCAACACTGTTTACTTTCATACCTGTGAATACTTCAGACTGTGCAATATCGCTGTACCATTCTTCAATATTGTAAGACTGGTCAGTATGGCCTGTTGCGGGAACAAAAGTTGTCTTACCAACTGTTGCAATATCTACACTAGCGATTGGACCTTGTGGTACAAGAGTAGAACCATTAATTGTAGTAACAGTTAAAACTGTATCAGTTACATTAGTGATTAGTAAGTTATTATCTACGTTAGCAGCGTTCAAATTAACGCCTGTCAAACGAACAACAGTACCTACCTTGTAACCTTGAGTTAAGTAGTCACCAGCTGCGCGGGTTACTGTAAAAACATTACCAGATGCGGCGATTGTAACTGAAACACTAGTGGATGTAACACCAGCGCTGAAATCACGAGCAACAACTGAACCGATAAAATCGGAGTATGAAGCTGGAGATAACTCACCATTTAAGCTACCTGTTGCGCTACGGACACCGTGGCGAAAGTCAGCAATTTGACGGTCTGTACGAATCTCACCGGATTCATAAGTTTCTTTTGTTAGGTTAAAGTTAGCAGTAACACGGCGTAATAGTTTAGCACCTGTTGCGCCAGCTAGTGTACCAAAGGCGCTTTCCTTTTTGTAGCCGACTTGTTTAGCCGTACCTTTTGCGATTGTCATATTATTTTCTCCAATTAAATTTCATTTGCAAATGAACTGATTTTAGGGTATCAGCAAACCAGATTAGTACGAATATACTTCAGCTACCAATTCGATTAAAACAGGGCAGATTACCTTGTCTGATACTGTAGATGTTCCAGCTACCTGAGGGGTAGAAAGTACATGAATTTTTACATTACCTTCTACAAATACGGTACCTTTTTTAAAGTGGTTTCTGACAAGTTCAGCACGAGCTAAAACTTCAGATGTACCCTTATTGGTTGACCCTAAACAGAATACTTGCATAGTTAGGCGTTCTCTATGAAAGCCGGTTCCAAGTACAGGGTCTTCTGGAGGTTGTATTGTAAATTGAACTCTTTCGTATAGCCCAACTGGAGGAGTAAAACTAACACCCTCCCAAGCGATTGGGACTGTAGGTGTTAATGTATTAAGATGCCTTTCAGCAGCTTTTTTAATTTCGATTATTGCCATGATGTTGTGCTCCAATCATTATCTGAATTATAGTAATCATCAAGCTTAAGTTGGTAAAAGGCCATAACCTTCTCGGTAGTAGGTTTCATAATACCTTGTGGAGCCTTCTTAGAAGATGGTACTCCATCTAAACCTTCTAGATTACCGATGTAATGTGCAGGGTTACCAACTATAATATCTTCGCCTAGTTTATAATTCATAAGATGAGTGTTAACAGCACCTAATGCAGTGTTACCAGAACTTGCTCCATATAAGGCTTGCTTTTCTAGAGTTCCATCTAAAGCTATTTGCCATGAACCTCTTGCATAACCTTCTTCAGGATTTAATCCCCAAACTTGTTCACGCATCGCATATAATGCTGGATACTGATCTGCATCGCCTAATGGGGTATAACCTATAGCTGCTTCAGCAACACCAACAGAAAATTTTCTAACCATTCTTGCTAGTCTTTGCTCAACATCTGTTGTTAGCTCTTCTAGTTGTTTAGTCAGTTCGTCAGCATTACAAGTTACTTTCATATCAACCCTTTGTAGCAATAAGTTTGTACAAGGTTAATTCACCGTATGCTCTGTGTTCAATTAAGCTCTGCACTTCGAATGTTTCACTACCTACTGTAATCTTATCTCTAACCGCAGGTACAAAACTTAAGGCATGATTAGCTAGATAAAATACTGCAGCACTTCTTCCAATTAAATCTGGAAAATTGTACTGATCAGTTTTTAAATGCTTCTTATACATTGTTACAGTATGTTCTGTAGTAGTATTTACTGTAGAACCAGTTTCAATATTATAAGTACCTTCGGTAACTTGAAAGTATTGCATGGATTGACCATGCGTTTTTATCATCTTAACACTTGAAAGTAGAAACGGATTTGCCATAATCAACCTCAAATATTAAATTGTAATGAAGGCAAACCTGTAGTGTCTTGTGAAGGAACTGCCACAATATTATTGTCAGCGTTAGCATCATTAGCTGCCATATCTGATTTACTAATACCACCAGCATAAGGCATAGCGTTAGTATAGATAGGGTTTAAATCTGGATTGCTAATATACATCTGCAAAGCTTGCATGAATTGTTTAGCGGATGAACTACCCTTAATACTGAAGATATCTACAGTTTCATCTGGACGTAATGATAATTTCATTAACATGGATTTAGCAGCATCTAAAGATGATCTGCGAATAGACCATTCGTTTTTATCCAGAAAATAGCGATATTCTTCGTCAGACATTATAGGGAAGTTTACATCGGTATCACCGAGTTCTATGCGTAATGCTCGAATTGTCATGATGTATCCTTTATAATAATTTCTTCTAATAGCCCATGTAGAATGAACCATTAGAAGAAAGCCTCCCGAAGGAGGCAATCTCGTATCTAATTTTAGTTAGATGTAGTGACCTTAACCACAGCGGCAGGGCGGCGAATCAAGTTTAAGAAATTGCTCTCTGTTTGAATTTGAATTTCGACATCCTTTGGATCTCTATAGGTAAATGCGTATGCTTCTTCACCTAAGGTGTTAACGTGACTGAAACGGTTAGCAGGAGAGAAATATGTCTTGAACATATCGCTTGTACCTGTAGGTAACATTACGCCTTCGCCAGCAGGGATGAGGGCTGAACCGTTGTAAGAACCACGGTATTCAATGTAAGTTACACCACCGTGTACGAAACGGCGGTATAAACCTGAACCGAGGCGTTGACGTAATGGCTCTTGTGTGCTAGTGTAATACTTGTAAGCCTCTTTAACAGTAGCGTGAGCGATTAACTTAGCGAAGAATGCTGGTGAGCAAAGAACGATTACTTCATTTACGACTTCACCAGTTAAGATGTTGTCTTGAATGTGAGCAATACCTTCTTCTGACTTAACTAAGAGGTCAGTTGTAGTAGTACCTAATACGAAGTCGATAGACTTTTGTGTAACACCGAAGTCAGTGAAGAAGTTACCAGAAACTGTACCGTTAGGAGCGTAGATAGCGCCAGTGGTAAGAGCATAGGCACGAGCAGCTTCAAGGGTGATAGCGTGGCTAGAACGGATACGCTCTAACTTACGTGCAGTAACAGCAGCTTCGGTTTCAGCAGCGTCTGCAGAACCGTAGGCACGTTTACCTTGGATATCTTGAGGCTTAATTGCGTCATCCAATGGGAAGTGAGGGATTGGGAATGAACGGAGGTTACGTGTGTCATCACTGTTCATAGTGTTACGGGCACCGCGAACTTGGTCAGTAACGATACCTAATGTACCTTGTGTAGATTCAACTGTAACAGAGTGTTGTGAAACTGGCTCTGAAGAGAAGATGCCTAATTCATTGATTAGACCCCATTTGTTAGGAACTAGTAAAAGTTCTTGCGTGTAGTCTACTAATTCAAATGGTTTGTCAAAACTGCGTACTTGCATGTTATATTTTCCTTATTATTTGTTAAGAGTTAGATTAGATTGCATCGTTGCAATTGATACCTTTAACTTCGAGAGCAGCGTATACAGCGTTCTTCTCAGCAGTTAAATCGTATGAAGCATCTAATACTAAACCAGCCTTAGATACGATAGCTGGACCTTTGATAAGGACAAGTACTTTAGTATCTGTAGCAGCGGCGATTGATTGCTCATCAATTACAATAGCGTCAGCTACTTGTGAACCGTCTGTAGCAGTTTGTACAGCGATTTTGTACTTGCCATCGGCAGTTACTTTACCGACTACGGTGCCGGGTACATATGACTTAGCAGCAGCTTCGTTAACAGTTACAACTGCACGAGTGTAACCAGTCTCTGCCCATAATTCTTGCTTAACTACGTTTGATAGACGTTTAGCTTCTGTTGCGAATGGATTTGCCATTTTATTTTTCCTTTAAATATATTATTTAGTATTTAGCTTGGCTTTTAATACTTTCGCCACAGCAGATTCTTGAACTTTAGGTTCTTCTTCTTGAGTTGAAGCACCCTTTTCAACAAACATCTCAGAGGTTTCTACAGTGGTCATCATAGCTTGCATAGCAGCTAAGAAGGCTGTGAAATCATCTTCAGATTCTAATGATAGAGCAGCCTTAGCGATTGCCTCTACTTTGCTTTCGTCTTTAACGATAGCTTTAACTTGTTCAGTCTTTGCTTTAGCGATAGCTTCTTTTTTAGCAGCTTCGTATTCAGCAATAACTTCTAAAGCTTTTTGTAACTCAACCTTTTGCTCTTCTAGGGCCTTCTGGATAAGTTCAAATTGAGCTTTTTCTACGGTTTCGATTTTTACATCTTCGTCCATCTTAGATTTCTCCAATTCTTCTTTGTTAACAGAGGTAGATACCTCTTCTTTAATAACCTCGCATGCGGGTGAGGTATCAGTACCAGCTGCAGAAGCAGTAGGTTCGGATTCTTGAGTTAGAGACTTTTGTACTTTACTGAGAGTACCAGCTTTGTGACCAACGACTACATCAGTAGGTTCACCATCTCTATATAGCTTAATCATTACGGCAGGATTTTCTTCAGTGCCGTTTAGAATGAATTCTGTATCAGGAACAGACATAGTGCCGTTACTTACAATTTTAGTAACTTTGCCTGTAGCTTGACCACCGCTAGAATTCCATTTCACCATATCACCAACTTTAGGTTTATAGGCTTTCTCAAGATTAGCAAAAGCTTTCTCAAGAGATTCTTGGTCATTCAGCATGGCTAGATATTCGGTTTCATCTAATTCTGCTAATACTGTAGCTAAACTTTCTGAATCATTGGCTGATTTTAAAATCTCAAATGCTTCGAGTTTAGATTGAATATAATCTTCATAATCTGCAGTCTTAGGTTCATCAGTAGCTTCTGGCTTTTCATAGCCCATCATACGGGCAAGAACTTCTGCATCTTCATAATATACGGAAAAGAACTTACGTAGAAAATCTGGCAACTCCATAGTTACTCGAACTTGTTGCATCTTCTGGATAAATTCTTCGCTAAATTTATTTGCTTTTAGAACCAGAGCATAATCATGGTTATTAGCAGGACCACCTTGTGACTTAGCAGTAAGGGCTACGTGAGCGCCTTCTTTTTCAAAGCTAATGTCAGAAAGTTTACGCTTTGCTTTACGTTGTGTCATTATTCTTCCTCTTCAATTGTTTCGACTGATGCTAAAGCACCAATACTTAAACCGTTAATATCACCGGACTTGATTAATTCCCATAGACCATCATCAAGGGATTGCACTGTAGCTAACCAAGTGCCTTTCTTAACGAATTTATCGCCAAGAACAAAATCAGTAGGACAGCAATAACTTTCACAGAACTCAAAAGTACTTGTCTCAACTAAGTGAAACAAATTAGCCTTCATAGAATATTTATTAAAGTTATGACAGGCTTTACGAACTTCCGCTTCTGTAGTGGTATCACCGTGGGCATCAACCTCATCAGGAACCATGACAATAAAAGTTGCTTGTTTTAATTCTTCATCAACAGATTTAGTGATACTTAATTTTTCACCTAAGATTTCGTCTTCTGAATTTAATTCTGCTTCTGTAATTTCTTTAGTATAAGATTTTACAATCTCTTCCTTCTTCAGGATAGATCGTGCCCATGCTAAACCTGCAGAACCACCCCAAAGTAACCAAGCGACAGTTCCAGCTGTAGGACCGCCATCAGGCATTTTCTTTTTAGGTGCATAGTTGTTCTCATGGCGACTAAAGAATGAATACATGCGTTTGACGGATTCTAGCGAAAGATTACCATTGATAATATCTCTAGCTCTGGCTACACCAGAACCTACACCAGCATCACTAGCTTGAGAGGAACTTAATCCACCTCTGTTCCATTTTTCACGTAAGGCTAAACCTCTCCGTGCATTATTTCGCATTGCATCTGTGGGAGCAAAGCTTTTAGCTTTATTAATTGTTTCCATGCTCACCTCTTATAAGTATATAAACATAATTATATCACATTTTTATTAAAAAATCAAGAGGAATTTATTATAATACCTCCTGATTTGATATAAAAGAGTTAAATAGTACTTGCTTCAGCTTCAGGTTCTACTACAGGCTCTTCAACTGCCCAAGGCATCTTAGTAACTTCTAGATTAGCTTTAGCAACTTCTTTATCTAATACTAACTGAATATGAGCCTTAATACCTAAGATACGAGTATCAGTATTTTCAATCCAAGTTTGTACTTCAGTTTCTGTTAGAGAAGTGATAGGAATAAATAGCTTAGATGTAGGGTCAGGTAATTGGGTAGTTTGAGGTAATTCAAAAGTCTGACCTTTTTCCTTACCTATCATAACCCACTCAACTTCTTTAACTACGTTAGTCTGTTTACCTAAGGTTGTAGTCCGTAATCCAGTTACTTTAACAGTAAAGTCTGCTGTAAAATCTGTAGGTTGTGCGGCTGCTTCAATCATTTGTTATCTCCAATAAGGGTTTCAATAAGGGCTTCAAGTCTTTCAATTCGACTGCGAAGTTCTACGTTATCTTTAGCTAATTCTACGGTAGAAGCAAGAGCCGCACCGCCATAATTAACCGCAAGTGTTTGCATATCATCTTTAGCAGTTGTAATTGCCTCAGGTAATAAGTTCTGGAAGGACTGTGCGCCTACACCAACTTGTGTAATTTGATCACAATCAGTTCTATCATAAATACCTACCTTTACCTTAGCTAATCTGGCTACGTAATTTTTTGGCATATCTCGCCAATTAGTTTTTAAACGTTCGTCAGAATATGCTGTGACGTTTCCAGATGCACGGATATCTGTCGATAAAGCGCACATGAATCCACCGTTTTGTAATAGGAGTAAACCGTGAGATGAGAGGTTTCCAGCAGCACCGCCAGCGTTAGGATGTGACCAAGCCATACCATATAGGTTACCAGTAGTAGTTCCATCTGCAGGAAGTTTGTAGCTATCACCCATTGCAAACACGCCTTGGTAACGATACGAACTATATGCACCAACTACACCATTACCGTAGTTGTCGTCAATATACATGTTACCGTTAGCTCTTTGCGAACGAGCAGCATATGCTACAGATTGAGAACTAATATTTTGACTTGAAATAGCATAAGCCCAAGATTGGAAGGTTCCACTACCTTGATAACTTCTAAACCATAAGTTGTTATCATAATAGCTCATAGCTACTTGAAAACCGTGGTAGTTTCCTTGGTTACTATGTCGAACGTTAATTGAGTTGTACCAAGTAGCACTAGGCCAGTTTGACCCGCCGCCATCATTCTCATAGAAACCACTATTTTGCCAAGAGTTAGCGTTGTTGTGGCTCGCAATAAAACTGCCACCATTAAACCAAGATGGTCTGTCTGACAGTGTAGTCACACTCTGTGTATGGCTTGCAGAGGCAGCGTAGCTCGTGTAATTTCCTGCATGTAACACTTGGTTACCGTTGTCGTAAATTCCAACAGCACGTAAAGGTTTACTACCATTTGCTCCCGTGCCAATTCTCACTTCGGAACCTCTTACATAAACCAATTCAAGAGGGTCGTTAGCATCTCCGCTATTCAAGGTGTCAAAGTAACCGTTGTTACCCTGAATACCATATGCAGTATTGCCACTTGGGTAAAGATTGGTAAAGTTGAGGTTTCCGCTTAGCGTTCCTCCGCTCAAAGGCAGTGCATAAGAGCTGTAATTCTGGTTAGTTAGTACTCGGTTCCACGTTTGCCACGAAGCACCGTTCCAGCCACCACGGAAGATTAAATCATTGCCTGCATGACTGATATAAACTTGCGCTTGCGCAGAAGATTGTGCTGAGAGATTTAATAATAGTCCGTACTGATAACCTGCCGCAGTAGGGCCACTAGTAGTAGAAGCAAAATTAGATGTATCTATCTGCTCGACTGTGTTTGGATATGAATTACCAAGACTATTCCAGTCAGCACTGCCAGAGGCATAACCAATGGAGCGCAGGTACGTGTTATTTAAATAACCTGCGTAGTTGTCACTAGCAAGCAGCGTTTTCCAACCAGTCCAAGCATTTCCACTGGACACGTTGTAGTTACCAAATCTAACCTGTAAGCTGTCGCCACCGTTACTTGGGCCATAGGGGACATACATCTGCAAAGACCCGCCACCACCTGAGTAGGTACGCATAGTCATTACAGAACCGTAATTCTGCCAAGCTCCTTCACCAGCCGCAGGTCCAACAAACGCAGCCTGAAGCCCCGCGCTGTAACTTGTCGGTAGTGTGCTTTGAGACCAGACGTAGCTACCCAATGCCGCAAGCAATGGAGTAGAAGTTGCAGTTGTAGCTGCTCCAGCAGTTAAACTAGCCGCTGTACCTGTAAGCCCTGTGCCGGGTCCAATGTGGTTAGTCGCTGTTATTGACCCGCTCAACGTGCCACCACTTAAAGGTAAGGCGTAGGAGCTGTAGTTGCCCGCGTGCAGAATTGCGTTACCGCCCAGCTCACCAGATGAGCTACCCGTCAGCCTCAAACCGCCTTGGCTCGTGTAGCCTCCACGCCAAGTCAGGACAAAAGGAACTTTAGCCCCACCAGCAGCGTCTGACGTCAGTGGAGCTTCCCAGCTATTGATTGAGCTGTCTGAGAAAATCCAACCCGTGTTGTACGTTCCAGAACCAGCGCCTCTGAAGTTAATTGCCGACGCATTGTTAAGGCCGATATAACTGGCATTGCCGCCACTCAAAGGCAGGTAGCTAGATAAAGCAGCACTAGTAATATATCCATTAGGATTACCACTGCTATAAGGAGTATAACCTAATGCTGTGGTAATCTGACTTGAAGTAATGCCAGTTAAATAAGTGCTAGTGTCTAATGTCCATGTATCAGCAGCTGTTTTCTTTAAGAAACCAGAAGTACCACCAAGACCTGCAATAGCAGTTAAATCGCCATCTTGAGGTTGGTAGCTAGTTGTATCTAAAGCCCAAGTATTTAAGGCTGTTTTCTTTAAGATACCTGCTGTGCCACTTAGTCCAGCGATAGAAGTTAAGTCAGCGTCTACTGGTTGATAAGTAGATGCAGCATTTGTTGTAGTAAGATAAGTATTTGTATCTAAGGACCATGTATTAGCAGCTGTTTTAGTCAAGATACCAGACGTACCTGTAAGCCCACCAATGGCTGTTAAGTCAGCGTCAATAGGTTGGTAGCCACTTAGATTAATAGCTCCCCATGAAGCCGTAGAACCATCTGTAGTGAGGTATTTACCTGTGTTACCTGTCTGATCTGGTAAACCGCTGGCGCTACCATTTGCAACGGATGTAATGCGACCATCAGCACCTACAGTAATGTTTGCATTAGTATAACTGCCTGCAGTAGCTCCTGTAGAGCTAAGAGTAGTCGTAATATTACCTGTACCAGAACCAGTAATAGCTCCAGTCAGATTAATAGTTTGTAAACCTGATTGGAAATAATCAATAGTGTTATCTACTTTTTTGTAGAAGAGTTTACCATCGTTGTAGTTAAGCGCTAACTCACCGTAGTCAACATCACCCGCGACAGGAACCTTGCTAGGTACTGATGAGCGTTTTAGGGAAATCTTATTTGCCATTTTGATCCTTAATAAAGGTAATAAGGGCGGTAAAAACCGCCCTGTTTAATTAGTATGTACCACCGTCTAAGTCTGCCCAAACTGGCAAACCACTTCCATTAATTTGCAGCACTTTACCATTTGTGCCTGCTGAAAGTTTTGCTAAAGTATTGCTACCTGAAGCATAGATTATATCACCAATCGAATAACTTGTCAACCCTGTACCGCCTTTAGCGGTTGCAATAGTATCAGCAGACCAAGTACCTGTAGTAACGACACCTAATGTAGTAATGCTTGTCTGACCTGCATAGTTACTGGCAATATCAATTGCATCAGCTCCTACTGTGATTCTGTTAGCAGTACCAACCGCATTAATTACTCCACCAGTAAAGGTTAAACCGTTACCAGCAATGCCTGTATGCAATTGTAGTGCGTTAGCTCCTGAGAACTCTAATCCACCGCTTACAGCAAGCTTAGTTGAAAAGGTAGTACCTGTTAAATCTAGACCAGCACCAGCATTGTATGTACCAGCACCAGAGAACTGAGTCCATACAAGAGGGTCTGTACCAATTACATCTACTGTAGCAGTTTGAACCCAACCTGTACTACCATTAGTTCCACCGCCAACTACGAATACGAAATCACCGCCTTGAATGTCTAAATCAGAGTCGAAAAGTGAATCACGAGTGAGTACAGTACTACTAGTTAAAACATAAATACCATTATGAGCAGCGTTAGCTTGATTCTTAACTAAGACTCGTGCAACACCGTAACCTAAACCAGCACCTAATAGATCAACTCCGTCAAATGGATAGCCAGTTACATAAGAACCTGTAGTTGTTAATGTAGCGCCTACTCCAGAAGCTCCGTTATTATACGTAACAGTACCACCAGACATAATAGCCAAAGTATTTGTTGTGGCGGCATCTACACCGTCTTGTACATGCAAACCTTGAGCAGAAACAGTATCTACATAAAGCTTAGTTGCTGCATCTGTATCAGCCGTCGGTTCGGCAAGACCTGTAATGCGTTTATTGCTTACATCAACTGTACCTGTACCTGTTGGAGCTAATACTACGTTTCCGTTAGTATCTGTAGCACCAATAGTATTACCATTAATGTTAATATTATCAACTTGTAATTCTGTTAAGCCAGCTAGACTTGTAATAGTGCTACCTAAGGTAACGCTGCTTGAGCCAATAGTAACACCAGAATAAACTAACTTATCATTAGTAATACCTGCATCTTTAATGATTACGTCACCAGCAGTTACAGCAAAGTTTGCTGCGTTAAAAGTAGCAACACCTTTATTGGTAGTTGATGCATCTTCTGCAGAGATAGTAATACGGTTATTTACGCCGCTGATGATTGTGTCAATACCTTCACCACCGATGAAGCTTAATGTCTCACCGTTATTAAATACGTCCGGTGTGCCAGTATCAGCCGCTAATGTAAATGATGTTGAGATAGCTGCTGTAGCTACGTTAGTTACAAGACCTTTGGCATTTACTGTAACTACAGGTACATTAGTTGTTGAGCCAAATGTACCGACTGTACTATTAACAGTGTCTAAGACTACGGAAATACTTGTATTGCCTAAGTTAGTCATAGTAGCAGAACCGTCTGCATCGCCAGTAATAGTGATTGTAGGACTATTGACTGCGAAATCTAACTTACCATTTGTGTCATCATAAGATACTGTAATACCAGCTTCGGTATTAGTAGACACCATTGCGCCTACGATATCTTGGATTGATTCGTGATTTAAACTTACAGCACCAGCATTGATTGTGAAATCAGTACTGTCAAATGAAGCTGCACCTTTTTGTGTAGCAGTAGCATTCTTGATGGAAAGTGTTACAGTATCTGTAGTGATAGCTGTATCTAAGGCATCGACACCAACGAACGTTAATGTTGAACCTGTACTAAAAGATTCAGAACCAGTGTCACCAGCAATCGTAAAATCACTAGGTGGTAGACTAGACCATGAGGTTACACCTGCACCATCTGTTTTTAAATATTGTCCATTAGTACCAGTAATATTAGGAAATGATTGACCACTTAAAAATACATGACCTGAACCATTTGGCACTAAATTCACATTACCATTAGCGTCTAAGGCTGAGATAGTGTTACCATTGATATCGATATTATCGATTTTGATGTTATCTAGTCTACCATTGGAATCGGTAATTAAAGCTGAACTTACAGCTAACGTACCTTTCGTATGATCTAACATATCGGTAAAATACTTACCACCGATAACTACGTGATTAACCGCATTACCGTTAGTTTCTGTACCCATACCAATATATAATCGGTCACCACCGTTACTACCGTTATCTATTAAGGCTGAATATGCTAATTCACCTTGTGCAAGCACAGAAGGATTACCAGAAACCTCTGAGCGCTTAATTCTTACAATTGATGCCATATCTTATCCTTTAATAGTGGCCTGATTCTAGGCTCTGATTTGTTAGCTGAGTGTTGGCTACCCACTTCTGCTGCTGACTTGAAAAAATTAATAACGAACCGTCTTGAAGGTATGAAACGTCCACATCAGGTGCAGCACTAATGCTCATTGACTCTCCAGTATCACCTTTTGGACCCGTAGGCCCAATCGGTCCTTGAGCGCCTTGAGTAATTACTTGTGTTTCTTGTTCAATTGTTAAAATTGTATCTACTTGACTATCATCTACAAGAATAGTCTCTGCTTCTGTAACGACTACAATATCTGGTGTAGAAGTGTCATCTTGTGTAATGATAACACTAATAGGTGTATTATCTACAACTACAGTTTCTAGGTCGTTGACGATAATAACATCAGTTGTCATCTAGTTACCTCTGGAACTGTTGTAACAGCACCCTCTATAATTCTAAAAACAGTACCGTCAATAAATACTACTTCTAAATCATATACACCTCTTTCAAAAGTGTAAGCTGAAGATACAGCGGCTGCGATTTTAATTTTAATCTTACCTTCAGTTGCATTTGAAATTTCTAACTTACCGTTCTCTGAAGTAAGGGTATCAAGTATAACGGCATCATTAGCAGTTTTACGTATTTGCATCCGTAGTGTACAATCTGTTAAATTAACAGGTACAGCTGGTGAGCCTGTCTTCCACTGGATTGCTTTAATAAAGGTAGAACCTTTGTAAATTGTCAGTTCAATATTAGCTGGTTGCATATGCATCCTTAGTTTTGATAAATACCACCATCGATATTTTGAGTTTGATCGATCACAACTGAAGAACCAGTTGACCATATGTTTGTTCTGCGATAATCTACGTAATCTTCACCTTCGTCTGTACTTACAATTTTAGCTTTGGGATGATTTGCATAAGAGTTTGCTGTCTGGTAGATTACAGTACCAATCTTAACAAATTCTGCAAAAGGTAGACCCGTCATTTCTGCAAACTCTATATTAGCTCCAGCTTTAGCTTTAGCTTTAGAATTATAAGTATTTCCTAAAATAGACACAATAGGATTATCTATATCATTTGTTGCTGCTAGATGAACAAGAACGAATTCATTATTTGGAACTTCATCTAATCGCCACACACCCTCTAATTGATGATTGTATGCTGGTCTTGTTCCAGTGTTATAATATGGAATATCGTGAGGCAGTATTAATGGATATTCACTCATAGGTGTCTTACACCAATTAGCTGCAGTGCTACCATACCTATAGTAAATAGGGCAATGTAATACTTGAGAAAGTATCTGACTCTCTCCATCAATAATATCTATTAATAAATCTTCATCAGCTATTTGACCAGAATCACATGCAAATTGAGCATGAGAATTTAAACTACCATTACCATCTACAATAAAGTTATAAAGTCCTAGACCTTTTCTATACTGAGCCCCAAAAGATAAATGCATATGTTGGTGAGTAGCACCGTCCATAATAATACCGTGGCGTTCGTCTGCAAAATATACGTGATCTTGTGTCTCTGATTTCCAGTACACAATAGAAACTAAGGCATTCTCTAAAAATAAATCGGATGTTGGTGTGTTTGAATAACTTAGCTGACAGTCAGGAAAACTGTAATATATAAAATATAATCCTGAAATATTAGGTAGTTGAATAGAGTCTGCAGAGCGGGTAAATTCTTTAGCGTGTAACCAAACGGTAAAACTCTCGTCTATTGCTGATATAGTTAATGTGCGATTAGCATTATTAAATGAAAGATTACTGGTGTCTCTTGTAGAAAAACCTGTAGGCTCCTTCATGGACTCTAAGGCAGTATTATTGCTTGGGCTACTTATAGATACGTTCTGAGTTACAACCTCTTTAGGTATTGGACTTTTGGTAGTTACTCTAGTACCATCAGACATTACCAATACTAAATGACCAGTAGGGTTAATATCTGCACCAATTACGCTATTAGCTACCTGAACTTCTTTAAACTTCTCAACAGGTTCTGCTTGCTTACTTGCGATATCTTTAAGTACTTGCAAATGCGCGGGTATTTTCGGAGCTATTACTTTCTGAACTTGATGCTTCTTTTCTTCTATTTTTATAGCACCTAAACCTGCAAAAATCGCTTCTTCTTCTGTTTGTCCTTTAGTGAGTGCAGCATTGGCTACTTTTGCAAATAACTCTCTCAACTTAAGGGATTTCCCCTCTACAGCGGGAATTGTTTTGCTTGCGCTCCACGGCATACTGGCTCCTTATAAACAAGAATAACCCCGCTGGTTAGGCGGGGTGTAATAAAACTATTATATCACATAAATAGTTATATTTCAAGAGTAAATCAGATTATCCTGCGTTTTCTAAATTATTACTAGAAGTATCAGTACCAGATGGATTAGTTGCAGTACCTTCACCAGCTGTCGCAAAACCATCTCCACTCCGTGAAGTATTAGCTGGCATTGTAGCTAAGTTAGGTTCTTCGTCTTCTGGTTTGGCGTCAATACCTACAGACTCACGAACACGGTTTAGAACATCACGATCAATCTCAAGCATACCTGTACTAGCATACCGCTGAACGGCTTTACTAAATGATTCTAAGTCTTCAGTCTGGATGTTATCAAAGTCCATATAACCCATACGAGATGTATCCCATCCGTTAAGTTCATAGGTCTGTCGAATTAAATCGTCATTAATAACCTGAGTAATTTTCTTAAGCATGGCTTCAGCAGCATTACCAGATAAAGAACTCTTAATCTGACCTAGTGCAAAAGAACCACCGCCAGTTTGTCCCATAGTTAGCAAATCTGCAAATAAAGAAGTAAGGATTAAGTTCTTGTAGTATTCTTTAATCTTACTAGTATCCATTGCCTTACTGCCATTCAAGCTAAGTAGCTCTAAACTGAATAAAGGCTGGCGCGTATCTTGATCGTAAGCTTGAGGTAAGATTAAGGCAGATTGCTGATTAATCTGTAAGTTACGCATTACGTTTTCATAGTAAGCTCGAATAGCCTTCTGATCTGGAGAAGCATCTGCAGCCAGATATTGAGGTGGTAATTTTAGAACAGGCAAACCAGCTAAGTCTTTAGCTACACCGTTTGCTTCAATCTCTTCAATAACAGAAAGGAATCGCCATGCTAAGTATGCATCACGTAACGGAGATTTACCATAAGGGTCACCTTTATGTTTACCTGCGCGGAATAGCATGATCTTGCTACGTGGCAGCACGACTGCTAGATTTGAGCGTTGTGTATAACGATTATATGGGTCGCTCACTTGTGTTAGGTCTTGACGTACACCTAAAATTTCATTACCGTCATCTGAGAATACAAAGCGTTGAATTGTTTCTTGGTTACGGATAGGTAATTTTTTCCAGCCAATTAAACCGTCATTATATTTTGAACCATTTTCTTTAGTGCGTCTACGATAAACTTTCTCGTGTACGGAAAAACCGTAAACATTTGAACTTAATGCTTCACTAATGAAATCTGCCCATGTCTGACCAGAGAGGTCTTGCATCATTTCATTAATAACCCTAGCTTGATCAATTTCAGCAGGAGTAGCATCTTTAGGTGCTTTAAATTTCCAATCAGCTTTACTAATTAGCGTATCAAATAAAGATAGTGCCGAATTAATAGTCCCATGATAAGACATTTGCTTGTAAGTTTGGATGCTATTTGGAAAGTTTAATTCTTTCTTAATTTCATCTTGAGTTACACCAGCGTAGACATTCAAACCTAGGTAACCAGCTTCCGACATTTTAAATCGTTCTGGTGTATCACCCATTGTGGCTTTCTCGATAGTCTCTTGTTTCTTTGGTCGTGCCATTCAAAGGCTCCTTAGTTAAAGTCCGATAGTTGTAAATTGAGGTAATGCTACATTCATCTGTGGCATACTGTCAAAAGGGTTCCTGCCTGTTAAATCAGGAAGTGAAAATATTGGTAAGGAATGTTCCTTATTAAGAAGTAACATACAGTCACTACAGCAGTCAACTTGGTCATCCTTTTTCTTAGGGTCACCATCAAAAACTTCTAATTCATCGAAGAAATCTTTGTTCCAGTTCGCTTTTACAATGTTAACGAATCCAGCTTGAGCTAAACTTGAGAATGGAGCAAAACGAGTGATCTTAGATTTAACTGGTTTAGTTAATCTGCAGACAAAACCCATCTCAGCTAATTTACGTTGCAAGTCTTTTGCATAAGCACCAGCGGCAGCGGCAGGGTCTAATGGAATTGAAATAATAACGCCTTGACCATCATGCAGTGCAGTCTGGAAGATTAATTTTTCTACTTCGTGTACTCTATCGCGCATAGATACTACATCTTCTACTGTATAAACTTTAGCATCATCTTTTGAGACTAAGACGCCACGAGTCCAGTCTGGATTAGGGTATTGTTCAGAAGGCTTGCTAAAGGCGAAATCCCACGCTCTAACGCGCTGCTTTGCCCTACCATTAGGTAGATCAACTAAACCGCACCATTCTCGTTTAAACAAGCCTGAGGACTCCATACGAGCGTACCATGAGCCATCTAGCAATCTTTCCTTCTCTACACGAGGTAAGGACATTAAGCGGCTGATATAATCTGGTTGAGCTTTTAAGAGTGGAGGGTTATCTCGACAAGTAGCGCCAATGAATGTGAACGAACTAATACCGGATTCATTACCTTTACCATGAACTGCTTCAGCTTCATCTAAGCTGTTATACCAAATCATAGTATTACCTTGACGGAAGAAGAAACGCTTGTGCCCAGTTTTTTCTGGAATAGGTATACCAGTTTGAGGGTCTAAGTAGTAATCTTCAATCCACGAACGTAGGAATGAATTATAATCAGGGTTGGTCATAGCAAATAGCTGTGGCTTATAATCCACATACGCATTACGCATACGCGAGAGTAAATAGACCAACATATCTTCTTCAAAGTCTGTTGCTTCATCGAAGATAACTAAACTGTATTGTGCGCCCTTATGGTCGAGAGCGTTATTTGCATGTTGCATGTGCGAGAATTTTAATAGTGCTCCGTTAGGGAATACTAGTTCTAAGTCTCTGGACCTAATTCTAAGGTCTGGGTATATACTTGTGTAGAGGTTAATGGCTTCATGCCAAATAGAGCCCGGTGCAGTTAACATCTTAGATGTTCTACGAAAAATCACACCTGTTGCCCTAGGATGTTGCATAAATTTTAATGCAATTAGGAGAGCTGTATAAGTTTTACCAGAGCCAGCTGCACCACCTGCTAATGTAATAGTTGCATCACTATTTAAAAACATCTCCTGTTTCTTAGATGCTGGCGCAATTGTCAATTGATTACTCATATTTATTACTCTTCCTTAAATTCTCTTCCGCTGTAAGTATTTGCAAATTCCAAGGTACATGCAAACCACACACATTTCCACCTTGAATTGGAATTATATGGTCTACATGGTATTCAATAGTAGTAGATTCAGATAATTCTTGTCTTCTTTTATAAATTAATTTAATTTCTTGTAACATCTCATTAGTTAACCAACTAGGCGTTGCAAGTTTTAATCTATCTTCTCTTTTGTAGTAATTAAATAAATACGTAGATTTATTATTTCTATAATGGCTTCTTCTGTTTTCTTTCTCTACTTCATGATTTTCATGATAGTAATTAGACAACCTTTTACGATTTTCTTCATGATTTTCATAATATTTTTTACTATTGTATTTACTGTGGCAGTCTTTACAATGAGACTGAAGACCATCTTTTGCTGTTTTAGTTTTATAGAAATTATCGAAAGATTTTTCAGTATTACACCACTTACAAGTTTTCATTTATTCTCCTCAGAATAACCTCAATAAATAACTGGCAGGTAAGTGAGGAACTTACTTTTCAGGAGCTACCCTAGCCAATTCATAATTATTCTTCTCCAACAACCTTTAAGCTAAAGATTGGAGCATTTTGTTGCTGAATTTCAGTGCCCTCTACATCTTCAGCATCTTCGCTATCGTATACATCTAATGTAAGTCTACGGTAGTTGTCAAGTAAAATAGTAGCTGCTTTTAGTTGGTTCTGATGACTCGCTTCTTTATTCTGCATAATTTCAGCAGCTGAAGTGATAGCTTTAGCAACGTGTGGCTTAATCTTACGAAGAAGCATAATTAATTCACGTTCTTTTAAATCACGATTAGTTGGTTTATCTAATGCACTGACCTTTTTAGGACGACCATTGGGATTACCCGATTTACCTTTTTCAAATGCCATATTAGACCTCTTTATTTTCTTCAGCTAGTTTCTCTGCAACAGCACCAGCGGCTTTACGACCAGAGATACCACCTAATGTACCAACACCCATAAAAGCAATGGCTTTAAGAATTTCTAAGAAGATGGCATCAATTGGTGCTAATACTGCAGATTGGTCTTCAAAGGCAATAGCCCACATAACACCCATCGCAATTAAGAAAACCATTGAAGTAATAGCTTTAACTACGAAAGCCCATACACGTACTTCAATTTGGTCGGCAGTCATACCTTTATAACTATCTAACATGTTATTCCTTTTTATTTTTCTCAAGCTCAATGAGAAGTTTTTCGTTATACTTAATCATGTCGTCAAGTTTCTCGATTTTTATATCGACTTGTTTAGATTTAGATTCCATGACATAATTATTTTTATTTGTATCCATATACATACCTAACATAATAGGCACTGAAATGAATATCGCTATTACCACTGTTGCGGCGGCAATTAAAGTTATTAGCGATGAATTATTAGACTTATCCATACTGCCCACAGTTCTATTAGAAACACTGCTACTAGAAACACTGTAACCAGTTCCAGCTTTATTTGGTTTTGAAATTGCTCTTGTAACCATCTTGTCTCCGCAGCCTTTTTATTTTGTTCTATACGGTCTAACTCTTGTTGCTCTTGTATTACACCTACGCGCTTAACAACTTTAGTATATAAGTCACCCAATTCCTTAGGGCTTTGATAAACCATAGTCTCTCGTATAGTTACTTGTAACTTCTGAATCTCTATCATTGCATATTCAATATCAATAGCAGAACTCATTAATTCTTCGTACCCTTTTGAGCCCATAGACTTAGCTTCAGATTCGGCTAATTTAGCTTGTAATTGCGACATACAACCAAAGAATATTTTTAACTGCTCTATCAATTCAATAGTAATTGAAAGTTCGTCCATCTGAGCATAGTCAGGTTGTTTTCGTTCTTTTGTTGTCTTACTTCCCACTTTGGCTAAGGCTAAATCTGCTATCTTAGGTTGTTCTTTCTTTTTATTTGGAAATATTTTATTCCACAGGAACTTCCAAATACTTGTAACTTCTTTAGATATACCTTTTACTTCATCAAAGGTTTTCTTTGCCTTCATTACTGTGCCTTTATATTCTTTATAAAGTTCACAGCCTTGCTGAATAGCTGATACTGCGGCATTAGCAGCAGCTAAAATAGCTAACGGCATAAAGCCTCCTTAAATTAGTTCTGGTTACGATTCCAGAGTGCGCTTTTCGTAGCACCGCCGATTAATACGCTTACTTTTACAACTAGTTTTGGCAAACTAGCCTAGAGGTTATCCGACCTCTTGTTACCTCGTAGAAAGAACCGAGGGACGCCCTCTACATAGTAGATAACCGTTAGCGACAACGGACCCTAAGGTAGGTTAGTTAAATGAAGCCAAACCATTTAAGTTAATATTATCCGTTAATTGCTCTAGTTCAACTACAGTGCTTGCGCCATCAATAGCAATTTGCAACTCAGCGTTAGCAATTCGAATACTTTCACGATTCGCTTCAATTTCAGCAAGTTTAGTAGGATTACTAATATTATAATTGACTAATGTATCTAATGGGTTTAAAGCTTTCTCCCTAGCCCATCTACGCATTTGGTGAGCAACCTCTTTTGCTTTAACAAAATCTACTACAACTCCTGTTAAATCTGGTGTTGATACCCAAGCTTGTCTAAATTTACCGCTTGCAGGTAAAACTGTATTTTCTACAATCCGATATTCAAACTCTTTTGGAATATCTTTTTGTGCGATTTCTTCTACTGTAAGTCCACACTCTAAAGCTGGATAAACAATATTTAAACCAACATTGTCGTTATAAAGAATAATTTGTGTTGTCATAACTTCTTTCTATAATTATCTAAAAATTGATACATTGATTGAACCTCCCCACGCAAGACCATATGAGCCGCTTAATGGTAGTATTGGTACGCTCGTAATGCCACCCTTTCTAACAGGTGTTCCACCAACTTGAGTTAAAGATTCAATAACTTGAATTGCTTGATAAGCACCGTACCCGTTAATTGTAGCACCCTGTAGTCCCAAAACATATAAGGAATCTGGCATGTTATTTGTAAAATTTATATTTATTTCACCTGTTGCTGTACCATTGGTGATCGAAGAAATGCCAGATGAACCATAAATCTCAAGACCACCACCCGAAGATGAACCATTAACAGAGTAAGATGAAAAATTAATCCACGCTCTTGGCATCATATACGGTGGAGTACCTGAAGGCGCTTGGATTACTGCACCTGAATTTAATGTAATTGTTGAAGAACCGACTGTAATTGACATATTTTACTTTCAACAAACAAAATGCATGTTCATAATCCCACCATATCTATATGTTGTGCTATTTAGGCCCATAAAAGGCCATGAAGATGTAGTACGCAAATAACTTGCAGGACTACCTGAAGTTTCTTCAATAACCCACATAGCTTCGTTTGCACCATTGCCTAATTGAGTACCACCACAAGAAATTGCTGCGTATCCGATTGTCGGCATAGCATTTGAAAAATTACAAGTGAATGTTCCAGCCGTAGCTCTTGCAACAACTGAACTGATATTATTGGAAGATTTTATACTGATGACTCCTCCCCATGTTGAAAGCAACAGCGAAGCTCGAATACCATAGACAGGTATATTACCTACTGCATCTTGTAGTACTGCTCCAGAATTTAATGTAATTGTTGAGCTATTTAAAGTTATTGACATATTTTACCTATAAATTACAAAATTAATTGATGCACCATACGCAGCAGAACCTCCACCAGTCACATTGACAACTTGTACACTGGAAGTTGTTCTATTTCTTACGGGATAAGCATTACCGGGACCGCCGAAAACTAGTTGCTCGAAAGAGTACCATGCTTGGCTTCCACCAAAACCTTGAGAAACGGCTCCTGTCTGAACTACACTATAATTTATATCTGGCATAGCTGAAGAAAAGTTTAAAGAGTAGAAGCCGCCATTAGTGCGAAGCGTTACAGAAGAAATACCTCCTGAACCATTGATAGCAATTGCACCGCCAACACCACCAGAAACTGTTGTATAATTCACCCAAGCTCGTACACTTGGGTAATAAGGTGCTGTGCCTACGGAGGCAGGTGTTACAGCACCACTATTCCAATTAATTGTAGACCCACCTATTGTAACTGACATTTTATTTCCTTAATTTACTTTTATATAACTATGTAAGTATGTAGTAATTTGGTCCGTTCTGTAGGATTCGAACCTACGATATCTTGGCCCCAAACCAAGTGACTTAACCAGACTAGCCTAAAAACGGAATTGTATTGGCGGGTAGTGTAGGATTTGAACCTACGGGTCACGTAAGTAACCTAAGGGTTAGCAACCCTCTGCAATCGGCCTCTCTGCCAACCACCCTTATTGGTGGACAACAATGGCTTAGTAGCAGCCTATCATCGCCCATAACTTGCTGACCTACGTGGCCTCGAACCACGGGCATCGAAATTAACAGTTTCGCGCTCTACCGACTGAGCTATATGCCAATATTTAATTGTAGCAGGCTGCACACAAGCATTAAAGTTGCGCTTCGATATTTAACGGCATTTAAGCTTCCGCAACACCCTTTACCCTAGCTCCAGTCTACGGCTACAAAATTGGTGGACACCCTAGGTAACGCTCCTAGCGAGTGCATAGACAACGGTTTTACAGACCGCTTCGCCTCTTTAACGAAATATGTGTCCTTGTTTGGTACTGCATGGGAGAATCGAACTCCCCTTGCTCGGATGAAAACCGAGTGTCCTAACCGATGGACGAATGCAGTATTTTTGGTACGGAGAACTGGGCTTGAACCAGTGACATTTGCCTTATCAAGACAACGCTCTACCAACTGAGCTATCTCCGCATTATTTTGAGTAGTGCTCAATAGCGTGGCAATTTGCACACAAGATTTCGCATTTATCTATCTCTTCTTTTAATTTTTTCAAAGACCACGATCTTGCAACAGTAGCAATAGTTGCCTCTTTTGTTGTTGGGTCAGTGTGATGAAACTGTAAGGCAGCTGGATGTGAAAAACCGCACCTAGTACATTTTAATGTTTTCTTAAATTCTAGATACTCCGCTTGACGTTTGTCCTTCCATGCTTTGTTTAAAGCATTGCGTTTCTCTCTATTATTTTGTGCCCATTCTCTGTGGTACTCTTTTGTTGTCATATATTACCATAAATAAAGATTACAAAGTTTATTGTATTGGTGCTGGATGAATGAATCGAACACTCATCACTGGACTACAAAACCAGTATTCTACCATTGAACTAATCCAGCAATTTAGTAGACTTCTGACTTTTGGTGTCTACGACCTCAGTAGCGTTAGATTAAGCTACGAGCCTTCGGCTTATGCCTGTTGTGTTCGCTATTCGGAAATAGCCAACGAATATGGATGCGGGTGACAGATTCGAACTGCCGATGCTCCGAGCTTATGAGACTGGAGTGGTGACCGCCCTACCCGCAATATGTCTAGAAAGGATTTAAACCTATCTTAAAGCACTTTTTATCGTAAGTTGATACCTGAGTAGCTTATAAGAATAAAACCTCTTAAAACCCTCAGATTCTTCATATAAAGTTCAGAACCCGTGAGATTCATCCCAATCATAGTGAATCTGCGCTGCAGTCTTTCCACTAGGGTTCCTTAGAATCTCGAAATCTACTTCGGACTCTGAATCTACTTCATTCAATACTATACTATTGCAATCTTCGCATTCATAACTTTGGTTAAATACGTTTTGCTTAAAATATTGATTACAAATTACACATTTCATAGTTTCTCTCTAATTATTAGTGCTGGTTACTTATCCAGCTTCTAGCTAGGTAACCTTGAAAGGAGTTACAAAGAGGTTACGAACCTAGAAAGGTTACATCGTAATAGTCTTGCAATATTTTTACAATTTAGCAGGTTACGGACTTTTAATGCGCGTATTTACTAAAACTTGAAGTTGCAATTTGATACGATAATGTAATTATATCATAGTTTACTGTAAATATCAAGAGCAATTCAATAAAATTTGCAGAAAGTAGCTCGGTCTACTACCGTAGCCCTCCCCTTGTGCTATATTAGTCGAACACACAGTACTTACTGAGTATCTTAGCGTACTTTAATTGTAGCTTATTATATAACCTACGTACAACTACGATATCTTGTACGACTAGCACTCTATCCTTACCATCTTCTCTCCAGCTTAGGGTATAACTGAACATATCTTGATAGTGCGGTACTATCCGTAAAGCACCGCCTAAGTTACGTTGTGCTTCCTTGATAGTGTTAAAAGTTTTCCTAGTGACTAAACGTAAGTTCTGCAACCTATAGTCATTGTAATCAAGATTACGGTGCAGCACTACTTTATCTTTTGGCACAATCAAGTCATTACCCAACTCTATAGCTACCCTGTTAGCTTTCATCTTGTACTTCTTACCCTTCTTGTAGAATATCAGGTAACCATCTTCGTCTGGAAATAACCTACGATAAGGTTTAGCATCTTTCAAGATATGGAACTCACCCTCTAATGCACAGTATAGCAATAGTTCTTTTAACATATCATCCTTGTCGTTAGTAATTGATTAGCACAACTTAATTGTTAGCACAATCTATTAGTTCTATGTGCTAGATAGATAAAGTTCATACGTAGGATTGTACTGTTGTTTTTATACAACAAACCAGTGTAAGTTTCTACAGTGAGGGAGTAAAGAGGCTGAAAGCCTAACGTACGTAGCTAACGTACATTTCCCTTACGTACGTTATACTCAGTATTATTATTTCAGTATTGCTTTCTTTCTTAATAGTGTGCGTTTTTCGCCATAGCTATGTGCGTTTTTCGCCATAGTACGTGTGCGTTTTTCGCCATAGTTCGAAAGTATTCATATCAGAATGGAGTGTCAGAAACAGGCAGTTCTGGCTCTGGTTTAGAGGTGTAAATGCCGTACATATCTCGCACATGATAGCTGTGAGAAATTACGGACCTTTCTGTAGCGTAAACCTTCTTCTTAAACACGCGAAGCATGCCTAGTTCTTCTAAAGTCTTGATGCTATCACCTACGGTTCGTCTTTGCATACCTAAAGCATCTGCAATCTCTTGCATATTCTCGAAGTACTCCTTACCTAAGCCGTAAAAGAACATGTAACGGTCAAGCATAAATGAATATACTGCTTTAGCATTAGCTGTCAGGTCTTTACGTTTCATCAGTTCGTGAGAAGTCCTTACCCACGTATTTTGAGGGCGTTGTCTCTTCTCCAGCTTAACGATGTTGGTTGATTGACCTTGTTGCACAAAAACTCCTTTATTCGACTCCACAATCCTAGCACGAGTTTCTGCGTTTGTCAAGCATATACAGCAAATAATTGCAGTTATCTCTTTGGCATTGCTTTTGGAAGTATTCTATGCTATAATCTAGTTTTACAACAACACAAAGGAGTGATATGACAGATGTTAAACGAATCGAAACTTACGGCTTATATGAATTTTGCCAAGAGGTTCAGTCAGCAATTCAAGATGGGTATTCTTTCGATTTTGAAAGTAGCGAAAACTTCCCTACGGCTTTTGGTTCTCTGCTTGTTTGTGGTCTTATTAAGGCTAGGAAGGAAGTAGAAGCTACAGACGATGTAGCGGTAGTTGCTCCAACCGTTAATGAAGTTGAAGCTGAAACTGTTGCTGAAACTAGTCAAACTGCAGAAGTTGTACAGGATGAGGTACAAACAGAAGTAGAAGCAGAAGGAAATGCTGAAGCTACTCCTGCAAAGCGCGGCCCTAAACCTAAAGCTAAGTAATTAGTATAGCAGCCCTCTACGGAGGGCTTATTTATTTCAGGAGGTCTATGAAAAGAAATCAAAAAGTTGCATCCCAACGTATTCAAAAGGAAAAGTTCCAGCGTCAGCAATTCCCTGCGTTGTTACCAATGAATGCAAAGCAGTCTGAGTTACTAGAGGCTCTAAAGTATAATACCTTAGTTGTAGCTAGAGGTAGTGCTGGTACGGGTAAGACGTTGTTGGCAGTTTGGCATGCAGCGAAGAAGTTGCACTATGCGGATATTAAGAAGGTTGTGCTGATTCGTGCTTATCAGCCGTTGGCGGGTCGGAGCATTGGATTCCTCCCCGGCACCGCAGAGGAGAAGTTACTCCCCTTCTACCAACAAATGATTGATTACTTTGAAGACTACCTCGGTAAAGCCACCACTGAGATTCATCTCAAGAATAAGACCATTGAAATCTGTAGCTTAGAAACTATCCGTGGTCGTAGCTGGAATGACAGCATTATTATCGTAGATGAAAGCCAGAACTTATACGTTCCAGAGATTCAAGCTCTCACTACTCGTGTAGGCACAAGTTCACAAATCATCTTCTGTGGTGATAACACTGGACCTCAGACCGATGTAAAGAAGGGTATGGATGGCTTAACCTATCTTGAGAAGATTTGTAAGAAATACAATATTGATGAAACTAGTTTTACTACTTTCGATAGAGCAGATGTAGTACGTAGTGGTTTAACTAAAGAATTCGTTATCGCTTTTGAAGACGAACTAGATGCCGAAGCTGAAGGTACTGCTGTTACTCAAGAAAAACCAAAGGAGAAGGCTAATGTTAAAGCACCTAGAAAAATTTAAAAAATTTACCCAACCTTTTAATAAACCAAATAAACTGGATGATGAAGATGACGATAATTCTAACCCTATGTCTGTTAATCAGCATTTGCCTTATTTTCAAAGTACTCAAGTTAATCGATGTATCAAAGCATTCATTGACGAAGGTGTACGAGAAGCAAAGTACTACCGTAATCTGATTCATACTATCGATAGTCTAGCTGAGAATGATATTCTTTGGTTAAGTATTAATACTTATGGTGGGCACTTAGATGGTGCTATCGCTATCATTAATGCTATCCAAAATACTGACGCTAGTGTGCATTGTCATATTGACGGTATGGCTGCTAGTGCTGGTTCTCTTCTCGCTCTTGCTAGTCCTTCAGTAAGTGTAAGCCCTTATGCGACCATGATGATTCATGCAGCTACGTTTGGTACATTCGGTAAGCAATCGGATGTAATTTCTCACGCTAGTTTCGTAGATAAGCAGGTTAAGGGTTTAATGAATGACGTATATAAAGATTTCTTAACCGATAAAGAACTTGCAGAAGTTATCATGGGTAAGGAGATGTGGTTCAACTCTGATGAAATCGTAGAAAGACTACAACGCAGAGAGCAGTTAGTTAGTGCCAGAGTAAAGAAGGAACAAGCTGACCTTAAGAAAGCCGAAAAAGCTCTCATTAAGCAGATCGAAGCTATGACCCCTACAGAAGTCGAGAAAGCACTCGAACAATTAGACGAAGCAGCTGAACCTAAAGCTGTTAAATCTACAAAAAATAAAAAATAAATTTACGCCCTTCGGATTAACGTCCTTAGGGCTATTTTTACGCCTAAAGGCGACAGCCTTGGGGCTTTAGCGCCTGAATATATCAGATCGATTTAAACGACCTATAGCGAGTTATATGTGTTTAGGCTACATTGCATCGTCCGTTCGATTATAAGCTGCTACAGAGCGTTCTGGTTCGTTACAATAGGCAATAAGCTACCTTTTATGTTCGTTTACTCAGCTTTAGGGCTGTTATTTGAGCTGTTAATACTTTGATTGTAGTGTATGAAATTTTATTGCATGAATGAAGGGTAAATGGAATATTATTGCAGGTAGTCATGGGTGCTTGCTGGACCCCGCCTCTATGTTTACCATATGATTTACGATTCTAAAATATCTGTATGTATGTTTGTTATATGTTCGTTATAACATCAAGCTAGTAATAATGAAGGGTAATTTGGCGAGCGTAGCGAGTCGATTTTTATTTTGGCGTTATAACGTGCTGTAAATTGTGAAATTATCGGCGTTTTATGCTGTTCTGGTTGCCCTGTATAACATTCCGTGCGGTTTGTTAAGCACAACTCTATATTTTGCTTAATAAATACCCGTTATTTCGTCCGATAATTGCCCGTTATACCTGCCAAAAAGTATAGTCGAAAAGAAACCCGCGTTTTTAGGGCGGGTTTTATAAGTATATCGGCGGGTTATCGGCGGATATATAGGCGGTATTTATGCACCGATATTGCACCGATATATAGGGCGGCGCATACTATCCATAATGAAAGGTAAGTGGCGAGAATTACGGCGATAAAATCGCGCATAATTTAAATCCCTGCCTTCGCTGTACCGTGGGCGACAATTGCGACACTCTTAGCGCTGATCGCTGACCCGCTGCATAGCTTGCATTGTAGGCATGTGACGCGCTGGCCTGCCTCCTTTGAGGCGGGGCACAATATTTCATTATTTAATAGGGAGGCTTTACCTTGCGTGTTGTACTCTGTGACGGGTATTACGCGAAAAGTTCGGCGGTTTGCTCTGTGTGCCTGCAATGCTTCGGCCTTAGTGTCTGCGCTGTGCATCATTCGTGAATAATCGGGGCTTTTGTCGTGCTGGTGCGTGTAGCCTGTATGCCCTGCGGCTTCTTTTAGTAGATTGTCCCATATGTGGGCCGGTACTGCTGCGGGGTCGCCATATGTGCCTAATCTAACCATACGGGCGCGGCCTAGCTCTTGGGTTTGCTCTGCTGTCGCTGTAGGGTAGCTGTTAGCCCCTTTGAGGCGCTTATAAACTTGGGTTGGTCCTTGGCCTAGGTTTACGTAACATGTGCGCCCCTGTGCTTGTTTGCGGGTGCTGTCGGTGGTAGCTGTGCCCCTGTGCTTACAATTGCCGCATATGCTGAAATCTGCCCCTGATTTGCTGGCCTGTAATGGGTCCATATCGGCGCGGAGAATGTGGGTCTGCAACATATCGCCGGTCTTGCTGTTGCTGCTACTGACGATAACAACGCATACAATCGGGCTTCCGTCAATCAGGCTTGGGCCGCTGTAGATAATCGCGCTTTTGGGTTTTGGTGTTCGTGCTGGTTTTGTCATGGTTTTGGCTTTGGTTGGTTGTGCTGGTTCAAATTGTCCAGATATCTGCATTGTCGCTCTGTCGTTTTTCGTCCTGTGTGAATGATTCTTCAATCAAGGCGCTCAAGGCGTGAAAATCGGCGCTGTGC